TATAGATTACTCACATATCTGTTAAACCCATTTCTACACACTTCATTTTTTTGTGAATAAAAAAACATATCATCCTCAAAGAATAACATATAGTCCAACCCTGTTTCATCAAAGTGTTCCGCAGTCCATTGTCGTCCACCTGTAATACCTATATTATCTTTTTTGATATGTTCAAAATCATATTCTTTACAAAGTCTTAAGTATTCTTCCGTTGTAGACAGGTCAGTTGAATTATTCAATAAAAATTTCTTTGGTTTGTCTAAGAAATCCCTATCATATTCAATCATAGATTTAATTAGTGTTTCAAATTGTTTTGGTGAATTGAATGTTATGACATACAACGCAACTTTATCAATATCTAATTCATTTTGAATTTTAACAAACTCTGTCTTTTTAACTAAAACATCATCTTTTAAATCTTCGAAGAATTTTCCAAATAAACCGTTATAATCGATTTCAAAATAATTTATATATTCTTTTAACTTATAAACCATTATTGAAAATATTGATTCCTCAGTTCCCATGTACCCACTTGATAGTGTATCATTCAATAGGTTATAATATTCACCATTCATCTGTGATATGGTTTCTTTTGGCCCTCCAAAAAATCCACCACGAGCAACTTTCTTCACATCATATTCAGCCCATTCATTAATCTTTGGGTATGAAAATCCGTGTATCTCATTACTTGCGTCGTATGGAAAACAAACAAATGTAAACTTATCAATATACTTACTTAAATTATTTAACACCTTATCATGTGTAAAATATCCGGGGTGAACAGTATTTGTAAGTCCAGCATCAATCCAAAATAAAAACTCAGAATTAAACTTATCAAAAATTCTTGCGTCGTTTAACAAAAACATTTTAGACATAACAAGAGGATTATACATTTCTAATCTACCTTGTGTCGATTCTTTTAACCACCCTGATTGATTATACCATTCAGGGTTATTTCTAATTTGTTGTATCTTATTATAAAAGTCATTTTCAACAAACCAACTCTTATCTCTTAAAATAAATTGGGTATTACTTTGTTCTCTTCTTTCCCAAACAAATTCCTCCAATTCTTTTTCACCAAAAATTATTAAGTTTTCCTCAACCTTTAATAGTTGTTCAAATTTTTCTAAATAATGTGAAAAAGAACGAGACCAACCTTCTTCAAGATTTTCTCTACCAATATTCCACAATCCTGTAACTAATGTAATATTACTCATTCCGTATGTCTAACTTTATAGATTATGTAATCAACAAATTCACTTTCAAACATTTGACCTATCTCTTCATAAAAAATAACATCTCCAAAAACATCTTCTTGGAACATCGGTAAATTATGTGTATTTGGAATCACTCCCATACATTTACCTACATTACCTCTTGTGAAATCTTTTAATCTCCAATTAATATCACCTAACCAATTGTGTTTGAATATGTATAATTTATTTTTATCTTTAACAGTTTCTTTAATTACTTTGAATGCTTCTTCAGTGTATCTATCATCATCATCAGCAAACATTATAAAATCACCTTCCAATGAATTAATGTTCTCATTAATTAATGGATGTCCGTATTTCCACTTTCTTTCACCTTGATTTAATATGTGATTAACTTTGAATTTAAACTCATACCTTGATAATACTTCTGAAACAAAGTCGTGATTAATATCTGATATTATTGTAAAAATATCTGTTGTGTCTAATTGGTCTTTGAATGACTCAATTAATCTTGGTAGAGTTTCTCTCCCGATTGAAGTACAAACAATGTTAAGACTAAACATAACATTTCTCCCTTACATATTTTGTCTCATCATAAATGTCTAAAATATTTAAAAACGCTTTTTGTAAGTCTAACCAATCTCCAAACTCAAAAGCATGACATTCATCAGAATGTTTACCTGTGATAGCCGTGAGAACTTCTTGTTCACTAATAAGTTGGTTATGTGTGGTTAAATATTGATTAAAAATGTCTAAATATCCGTCTAAAATATGTCTAACTTTTTCTGACGTTCCACCAAATAGACATCCAGGAACAACCTTTAATTCAACACCAAATAGTTGATTGAATTTAGAAACTGTTTCATAGTTCATCACAATTGAATTGCCTTTCAAATGAATAAACCCGTGTTGTTTTATCTTATCAACCACCTTGTCCAAAAAGTTTTTTGAATTAATTAATGGAGCCATATAATCTCTCCATCCGTCGTGACAAGACGTTCCAATCAAACCAGCATCAATCCAAAAGATATTTTCACAATCATGTGACTCATCAATTAAGAATTTAAGTTTATTTAAAACAACTTCTAAGTAATTGTTAACACAATAAATTCTATCATAATTAATCCCACCCAATAATTCTTGAGTTCTAATTCTATCAATTAATTCACAAGTTTCAGATGTATTTAATTCTTTAAATTTGAATTCAACATTTGGGAAATTAAATTCATACTTTAAATTAAATTTATCATACGAATTTTGGTCAGTATAAATTACGTAATGATATTCAGGATAAATTATATTTTTAATTGTTGCAACTAATAATGGGAAATTTTTATATCTCTCACTGTTAATCCCTTCAACATATTTTAGTTCATAAATCGCTGAAATTATTTTAGTACCATTTGTCATGTTCTGCATATACTATGTTTGATGCCTTATAAGCATTATTTTTTATTTCTATTCCATTAGATAATGCTGAAAAACACATCTCATCAATGTTACCAGCAGGTATGTTTCTTAAACCTTTTTCTTTTTTATATTCAATACATTTGTCCCAAGTATCTAAAAAACTATTAAACTTATCTTCATCAATACTCAAGTATTGGATACAATCTTCAGGCATAACCTCCAACTTATCTTTATCAACCTCATGATTGAAATACTTTTCATACTCAAGTAATCGTCTACCTAATTCACTATTAGTATGAACTTGTTCGTGAAAATTATAAGTTACTGGCCCTGATAAACAATTTTCATCAAACGCCCCCAAAATCTTTTCTTCATTAAAGAAAGATGGGTTAACTCTCATATCACAATCAACTAAAATGATTTTAGTAAAACCAATACTTAAAGCTGCTCTTAAAGAATATCTCTTAACTGAAAAATCAAAATCGTAGTAGTTTTTAGCATATTCCAAATAATTCGGATTAAAATCATTAATGTTAAAAACATGGACGAATTCTTGATTGTTAATCTTACTTGGGTCATCGGTGATAACAACCAAATTTGTTTTATAATCTGATTCTATAATATCACCAATAAATCTATTAACTTGGTTATAATATCTTTCACCAAAACAAAAAGTAGCAAATGTAAATTTCATATATTATAAATTTCCTGTTATTCTATCACACCATCCTTTAGATTCTGAGTGAGGCCAAACCACCCAATATTTAGGTTTTGAATCAGTTAAGAACTCTCTCCAAACTTTACAATAACCATCAGGGTCTCTTAACATTCTATCAACCTCACCTTTATCAGCGTCTTGTCTGTAAATGGTCTCATCCATTTCATTGTGGAACGCAACAACCCAAAAGTCATAATCCTTTTCAGGAACTTGAGTAAATCCAATATCAATACAATGTTTGAATACTGACGTAAATGATTTTAACCATTCTTCTTCTGAATTGAAGTTATTTGGATTAGGTGGATAACCTTTATCTAATGTATATTGTTGAACGGCTCTCTTTGAAAAGAGTAGTCCTGAATATTTTTCATAATCTCTTAAACTTCTAACTTTACCAAAACCATATTTTCCGTGATTCATATTTTCCTCACCATCCATACCAAATAGAGAACGATTTTTCTTGTGAGCAAAATTATTCTTATCCACCCATTGTTTATCGTCGTCCCATTGTTTGGTTCTACCTTTGCGAGTATATTCATGCCAAATCAAAACTTTGTGTGGGTGGAATAAATCATATCCGTGAGTGTAAGCTCTTGCGGCAATTGAAATCTCTTCTCCGTGAAAATAAAACTCAGGGTCGTGTTGAACTTCTTTAGCGAACTTACCAAGAGTAAAACAGAAGTGAGCGGAATAAAATCTTGCGGTAACAGGTTCAGTTAGATTTTGCCAACCAGGAATTGTCTCAGGTAAAAAGAAAACAGCACCTTCAGGAATAAATCTATCAAACGCCATTCTCCATGGTTCATTCACACGTAAACTTGGGTCATTGTCAGGGTCAAATGATGAAACATATCCTGTTAATAAAGGTTTCTTATATCCTTTCTTTTGAAGTTGTTTAATCATCCTAATCATCTCATCATCCCAATCTTGGGCAAACCTCATATGTGAGTCAATTTGGAGGGTGTAATTTTCTTTATCGTACAATTGTTGTATTTGATTTCTCGCCCAACATGCTCCTCTAGATTCATAATAAGGAATATCAATTATTCTAAATCTTTCATCATCTCTATATTCATCTAAATTATCAAAATTATCATCGCGATGATACTGACGAGCAATACCGAAAACTAAGTTTTCAGGTCGTTTAGCATTTTCTAATGCAGATTTTATAGTTGGGATTAACTGTGGGTCTCTATAAGACGCAACTTGTATAAAAATTTTCATGTAAACGTTTTATACAAAAAGTATTAATTTTAAATAAAAATTAAAGAAATAAATTAATAAGTTTGTGCGGTTTGATAAGTTTGTCGAGCAACAGTAGCTGTAAAGTTAGTAACCGTATGTAATGTAGTCCATGTTGTTCCGTCATTACTACCCGCAATAGTCCATGATTTAGGGTCTCTACTTTCAGCATCATTTGCGGTAGCCCATCTATATCCATTAAATGTTTTAGCAGTTGAGAACTGAAATATAAAATTAGTAACATTTCCGTTTGAGACATACAATAAATCTAAACCCTTTGTAGCCAAATTACCATCAACTAATTTTGGCGGCTCTTCACTTGCCGGACTAGTACCACCAGGATTTGTAACAGTAACACCCGTCATACTTTGGTCGACACCTCCTACTTGGAATACAAACTCAGCAGCCTGCGTACAGTTACCATCAGGTGGTGCTGTTTTTGTTGCGGTTATTTGCCATCTATAATATGTGTATGAACTAACATAAGATGTCCAATATCCCGCCGAGTTTAACCATGTTTTAGCGGCTGAAGCACTTGCGAATGTTTGTGGTGTTCCCGTAAAACTTGATACGTACTGAGACAAACTAATAAAGTTATTATCTGTCTTACCTGATGTTCTCCAAAAACCAATATAAGCAGGAACTCCAACAGGATTTGGTTGTGTTCCTGATGGAACAGTATGAGCAATTACATAACCCAAATCTTCATCAGGCCCATTCCACCATCTTAAACCTGTGGATGTAAACCCACTTGTTGGTGTGCCAATAGCAATACTTCCGACTTGTTCTGTCCCTGATATTGTTGAACCTGTGTTATATGCGAAGGGTCTTGATGTTGCCATTTTATATTTCTGTTATAGTATATTTTACAATACCCCCATTTTGTTCAATCCATTCACAAGCATCAAACTTATTTTCAAATTCAACGTTTGATAGTTTTTCAGGTGGGGTTTGTTCTAAATCTAATATATAATACATAATTATGAGAATGTTAAAGTTATTGTTTGTGACGGCGCGTTAACTGTATATTCATTAGTTCCACCCCAGTTAGCATTATTAATCATTGGTCTTAAAGCGTATGTACTTGATACACTACAACTTCCAATGTTAGAAAACTCTACCGCAACACCACCGATTTTAGGAGTGCCACATCCTGTTCCAACTCTCCATACCACACTGTTAATAGTAATACCTGTTACTGTTGCAGTTCTTAACGAAGTTGCTAATGATTGTACTAATGTGGGATGACTTACAGTTAAACTATTACCATTAGTACTTGACCATACAAATTGAGTGTATGTGGTACCAGTTAATCGGCTTCTGAATGTGTTCCAAGCAGTTTCTATAGCTATCGATGGAGCAGTACCACCTGTAAACGCTTGTGAGAATGTAACACCTGTAACAGGTATTGGGGTAGTTGTTGGTGTTGGAGTATTAGTAGGGGTTATTGATATGGTAGGTGTTACAGTTCTAGTTGGTGTAATTGACGGTGTAGGAGTAATTGTATTTGTTGGTGTAATTGATGGTGTAGGTGTTACAGTTCTAGTTGGTGTAATTGATGGTGTAGGTGTTTGAGTATTTGTCGGAGTTTGAGTGTTTGTTGGTGTGATAGTTGGTGTTACAGTTGGTGTTCTAGTAGGAGTAATTGTTGTTGTCGGTGTTGGTGATGGTGAAATAAATCTTGATGAAAACGAGTTAAAGTTTTTTAATACCTCTGTAGAACTTAATACTCTATTGTACGTCATTGCAACTGAAACTCTACCATTCAATAAATTACCACCTACACCATAAGAACCAATCCTTGTAGACCCATTACCACTTACAGGTGTTTTTTGAGCGGTGTATGTACTATCCTGAACACCATTAACATATAGAATGAAACCATTTGTTGTGTCAAAAGTAAGACATGCGTTATACCAAACACCATTACTAAAACTTGTTGTTGAGGGATAAACACCATAATTACCCCAATTTGAATGTCCACAATATAATTTATTTGTACCAGCAAAATACATAAAGTGTCCACCCGTATCACTGCTTAATAAGTTGTTATCAGCAGTTGAGTTTAGGTAAAACCAAATGTTTTTTGTATATGCCGTTATTCCGACAGGAGTACCTGCAACATTAACATATTGATTACTTCCGTTAAATGTAAGGTATCCGTTATTACTTGAACTAAATGTCGGAGTATTAATTAATGTTCCGTTATTACCACTAAAACTTAAATCATCCCATCGTGAACCACTTCTTGGGTATGATGAAACATAACCAGCGTCAAGTAATAATGTTAATCCGTCAGTTACAATATCAGGATAATCAAGGTTAACACAAATAAGCCCTGTTTGTCCTGTGTACCATCCTAACGCTTCGTTAGCCGTACTAAATGTTTGACCTGCAAATCCTTGAGTAAACCCAATAAGTTCTGAGTCGTTTTGAGCAACAACTATGGACGGTCCAGCAACTGCTTTGTTTCCATACATGGTATAACCACCTGATGGTGGTATAATAGAATTCCAAAATCCTGTAACACTTGTTGGCCCGTATTCTGCGCCTTCATTAATACCTAAAACCCAATCCTTAACTTTAATCGTATTAGGATGAAAGGACGTTGAGTATTTTATTTTATTTGGTGGTATTGGCATTATCTCGCTACTTCTGTTATTCTCAACCACATTGAAGTAGCCGAATTTACTATTGTGATATTATCATCCGCAGAACTTCTACGACATGCAACTACTATCGATTTTGCGGTAGTATTAGAGTTAGTGTATCTACCCGTTAATGGAAATAAAACACCTGTACGAAATCCATTAACCGTGCTTTGTACTGAATAGGTTATTTCACCACCATCAACCTTTATTCTAGATATGTATGAATCATTACCTGTACCAGAAGTAAAATCAAAAGATGCTAAGTGATAATGTATTACTAAATAACTTGTAGAACTTAATGGTGTATAACTGTAAGTTAAGAAATCAGTATCCGAAGTACTAGTTGCTATAGTTGTTGTACTAATAGTCACTTCAGTATTACTCAAAATAATATCGTTAATTACCTGACCTGCTCTCCACGCATTAGCCTTTATAAATCCGGTAAATACCACATTACCTGTGGTATCTATAGCCATCTTTACAGCTCCGCCAGTCTCATTTAATTTATTTGTGAAACGTAATAACTGACCACTTAGAACATCAAATGACCCATTAAAACTATCAATACCATAGTTTGAATTATTAGCATAATAAAACAAAACACCCGGAGTATCTGTACTATTATTATCAAGGATAACATCACCAGTAGCTGACCCCGCCTTTGTAAATGTTCCGTTACCAAGAGAGGTTACACCTGTAGTACTTATATTACCAGTAATAGTCGTGGAACCAATAATAGTCGTATCACCTGTTACCGCTAATTTAATCCCATCAAAAGTCATCCTAGCCTGAGCTACCGCAGCGTTTGCCGTACCATCAGATGTTAATACTCTATTACTACCCGGACTTGTAATTGTAGTAAATCCTGTTCCCGATGTTCCAGCAGAACCTGAACTACCCGATGAACCTGATGTTCCTGAACTTCCACTAGTTCCTGAAGAACCACTTGAACCTGATGTTCCGCTAGTTCCTCTTGAACCTGTACTACCACTTGACCCTGATGAACCAGATGTCCCACTTATCCCATCTAAACCACTTGTTCCTGATGAACCACTACTACCTGATGTACCTGAACTTCCTGAAGACCCTCCACTACCCGATGTACCACTAGAACCACTTGAACCTGACGTTCCGCTAGTTCCGGAAGTTCCTCTCGAACCTGTACTACCTGATATACCTGAAGAACCTGAGCTTCCACTAGAGCCTGAACTACCTGATGAACCAGATGTTCCACTACTTCCACTTAAACCTGATGACCCGCTTGAACCCGATGTTCCTGAACTACCTGATGTAATTGAATATCCACTAAAAATAAGTTTACTACCAGTATCAATAATTGTTATATTAACACCACTGAAACTTTTTAACGCAATATTTCCTCCTGTAACACCTGATATGTCCGAAACACCATCACCAACAGTGTAAGCACTTGTTATGTAACTTGTTAGAGCAGAATATACTTCCCAATATATACCATTCCACTCCCATGTTTTAGTGTCATAGGTGTAAAGTTGATTTGGTGATGGACTATTTGGAAAATTAATTGGCATTATAAATAATATAATAAATTAATTGCTCCCCTTAATTTAGGGTCTGCGGTTAATGGTGTTATACAAATCCACATTTCATCTCTTGTCCCATTTACATTTGTACCAACTCTTATTTGATTATCACTTGTACCGAAATCAATTGCTGTTGACGTACTTAAATCGGCGATGATTGAATTTAATATATAACCTGAATTAGATACTGTTAATGTTCCGTCCTGTAAAGAATATTCAAACGGAGAATTTGTCGTACCTGACCATGTTGGAGTTGAGGATAGAGTCGGGTTAAACTCAACGGTAATTAAAAATATATCGTTAGTTACACCAACAATATTTGAACTTACCAATTCGGAAACTACGGAACCATATCCTGGTCTTAATCTAAACCCAATGTATGGGTACTTTGTTCCGTTAGGTGTTGCAGGAGTATTAAGAGTAATTTGTGAGGAATGGGCAATACCAACAGTACTATATAAACCATTTAAAGCACCTTCAGTAGAAACCTGACTACATATCATATCAAAACTACCCGAACCTGCTCCAACTTGTCTTATCTCATATCTTATAGGCTGGTTTGGTGATGACATATAAACCGAACTATCATTATTTGAGCAATTATGTTCGGTAAAATAAATTGTTTGTCCTGATAAATTAAATCCAAATCTCATTCTTCCAACTCCTAACCATTGATAATCAACTAACATTAATTGAGAGTTAGACCAATTAAAATTTGAAGGGTTAAACTCATTTGTTTCCCAAGTTGTGGTTGATGCGCTAAATATTGTTGTGCCTGACCTCCATAGTTGGAAACTTATTGTATTTGATACCCCGTTGCTCTCCAAGAAGAACCCGTCAAAAACTGAATTATAAGTTGATGCGGTTGTTGTAGTAAAACATCCCACTCTTTTTATTACATTTGTCTCCAATTGAAAATTTGAAAAGCTTCCCTCAAATAACTGACTCTTACCAGGTTGATATATTGGGTGTGTTTTTGATTGCCTAATTACCAAATCATTATTTGCTGAAGTTGACATTCTAACTCTGGCATATTCCTGACTAAAAATAGATGTTGCAGTTCCTGCGGTTACTTCATTAACTTGTAATGGATTTTTGTCGTAAACATGTTTAATATCCAATAGATTAGTTACTGCCGCAACTCTCAATCTACCAAACGCATCAATATTTGGACTATCAGAATATTTTACCGCATTATTATATATAAAACTCATATTAAATACCAATTTCCGTCCCTAACAATACAAGTTAAGGACATATAGTTTATGTTCATATCAACGTAATTATTATTATCAATTGTTCCTGATGAAGGTGTTATTCTTATTCTATAAGTACCACAAATCCCCTCTTCATCTTTTATTATTAAATAGTAACCCTCTTTACCAACCACTGACGGTAATACCAAATCAACATTACTATTACCACTTATGCCCCAATATGTTTTATCCCAAGTTAAAGTTTGTCCTGTTGTAATTCCTGTTGTCGTATAATATCCCACATCAGGTGATAAAGGCCCTGGTACTGAGAATGGTTGAATCCATTGCTGTGAATCACCATCATCAATCCATACTAATTCAACACCTGTGTTTGTATTGAACCACCTATCTCCACTTACAATTGTTCCTGTAGGTGTTGATGCGGACACAAAATACTCTAATCCACCACTAAAAGAACCACCACCAGTATTTGCTGATAATACAATCGTATTATTTCCAACTGATGATATATTAACATTAACACCACTAAAATTAATATAGCTATATGGTGATGATGTAAATTGACTGATATTATTTATTCTAACTGACGTAAATCCTGAACCTCCTCCAGTTCCTGTTGTAAACTTTCTCCATACCGCAGTACTATATGTCGCCCCACTAACATCTTCAATAGTGTTAGCAGTCCAAGAATTAATAAACGACTGACCCGCAGCAGTTTTATTATTTATCGTTGTTCCAAAATCAGATACCTGAGCACATCCCGTACTAGCAGTCGCAGCATTAAATAACGTCTCGTAATCATTAATATGATATTGATAAACTTGGTCAACCTCATAAACATAAGCTAACATACCAAGTCGTCTTCTACCTGATGAAATATTATCAGAAGCCAAAGTAATTACATCAGGAGACCAAGCGGCTCCCGTTCCTTTTGTAAACTCAATAGGAATGGTATTACCCGAATATTCAATACTTCCAGTTGTACCTGATGGTATTGTATAATAAAGGTCAGATAAACTGAAAACCTCCATATAACCACCCGTATTGTTAACACTGAAAGTAGTACCATACGTATTGTTTCTTGGTACAGTTTGTGTTCCATTTAATTGGATAGACGATATCGGATTTTTATATGGGAAACTCATTTACTATAATTATATATCAACCTTACTTCCTCTAAAATAAAGGTCATAAGTGTTATCCAATTCAAATGTATTTGATGGGTATGTTGTGTAAACCCTATAGGTGGTTCTTGCAATAGTACTACCTGTATAAATAAATGTATTAGCATAAATTGTTGGTTCCATCTTTACACTTGTAAAGACATTTGGATTAACAATTCCTAAATCAATCTCAATTTGATATTGGTTATTTGTTAAATTAGTCGGTATTATCCAAGTGTACCAAGCCTTACTTTGAGTATAATTTTCAGGAACAAGTGTTGTTAAGAAATTATATGCAATTCTTGGATTACCATAACTATCAAGTCCTCCCGTTGTTTGAGGTATCGTTTGTCTTATTACTTGTGGGAATAAACCTGTAGACCATCCTGAGAAATTAACATAGTTTTGCATATCTGTTTGGAACGTAGATGCTGAAGTACTTGGTCTTGTAGCATTTGTAAATCCATAGAATGATGAACCCATAGAATTCATATAACTTCCAATAGATGATGAACCAGAATAAGGTTCAATAAATAAATAAGCATATCTTCCAACTTCGGGAGTTTGTGTAAGGGTTGGAGTAACTGTCGGTGTTGGTGTAACTGTATTAGTAGGGGTAATTGACGGAGTAATACTTGGGGTCGGGGTTATAGATGGCGTAATACTTGGGGTTGGTGTAAACGATGGTGTAATACTTGGTGTTGGGGTTATTGAAGGAGTTAAAGATGTTGTAGGAGTAATACTTGGTGTAATACTTGGTGTTGGAGTTGGTGTTAAACATTCATACTCACTTGTAAAAATACATCCCGTAGAATCGACAATCTTAATTAATACTTTTGGAGCTTTATTAAAACCACTTGGTAAATAAAAAGAATATGCTGGAGGAATATAATCGTGAATTGTTGTTACCGTAACACAAGAGAACTGAAAGATATCACAGACAGAAACTTGGTAAGGAGGAATACCCGATAAATTGTTAATTGTTACTAAACTCATCTAACATAAATAGTTTTTGTTAGATTATGTTAGACATGAAATTTTATAAACTATTCTTACAGTAATTGTTAATACTTCATCCTTATAAACTTCAACACCACCAACAACATCTGATTCAACATTTATTGTGTTAGTATCAAGGTTAATCTCATATGATTTTAAATCAGGAATTGTATCAAATAAATAACCTATACCATTTGTAAACGCACTTAATGTAGGAACACTTGTAAGTGTTTTAGAGGTATAAAATGAACCAGAATAAGTTATATTATTTAATTCAACATCGCAGAAGAATCTAGCATAATTTAATTTACAAGCAGTGTGTCCGTTAGTTAAACTCAAATATCCTTTTGATAACATATTTGAGAAATTTAAGAATGAAGATGGTATATAAGACTTAGTTCCCATTGAATAGGAATAAGTTGAACTAGCCGTTCTCAGAGGATTACAACTAATTGTAAAGTATTTTGTTGTCTCACAATTATTCACTCCACTAACCGCCAAAGAATAAGTTCCAGCAGTTAAACCTGTAATATAAACCCCTGTCTGACCATTAACATTATCACTCCATGTCAAATCAAATGGACCATCCGTTTCATTAATCATCGCACTTATTGTTCCCCCACTACCTGTCCCACAATCAGTTCCATAAAGAACCAAATTATAAGGAGCAAAATAATCAACTACCACTGAACCATTTTGAGTACATCCTGTAGAATCTGAAATTGTTATATCATATGTGTCAGGTGGTAAATTGTTAAATACGTATGTTGTTGCTGTTGTCGGAGCGGAACTAAATCCGCTTGAAATAGAATAAGTATAGAATGTATCAGCAGTAGTATTTGGTGTTATATCAACTTGAATTGCCCCACTGTTATAAGTACAATAATTACTTCGGGCACTTAATGAAAAATTAAACGAAGTTTCATTAAGAACTGTATAATTTTGTGAGTAAGTACACGCACTACTTGAGTCAGATATTGTAAGAGTATAAGTTCCTGATGATAAATCTGAAAAAGTATTTGTTGTAATTAAACTTGAAACATTATTAGTTGTTCCACTATTATTATCTAAAGTATAATAATATGGTGGAGTTCCACCTAAAAGAGTGACATCAATTGAACCACCGTTATATTGACATTGTGAATTAACAACATCCGCAGATATAAATGTAAAAACTTTAGGTGTTGATAATGTAAAGAATGATGTAAAAGTACAAAGAGCAACATCAGTAACACTTAAACTATATAAACCAGCACTTAACCCTGAAAAAGAAACTGAAGAACTATACGAGGTAACAGAATCACCATTACTTAATAAATAAAAATAAGGTCCTGTTCCACCTGACAAATAAATATCCAAAACCCCATCAGATGTAAAACATGTCGGTTGTGTAACTTCATAACTAATTAATCCAATAAATGGTGCCGAACCAACTGCCGCAGTTTTTGATAATTCACATCCCGCACCATCTATAATAGTTAAAGTATAAGTTCCTTGTGTTACACCTGTAACTAATGTGGTAGCACCAGTATATCCAACATTCTGTGACCAAATGTATGTATATGGAGGTGTACCAGTTATACCTGTAACGTATATCTTACCGTCAACACCTGAACAAGCAGGGTTATTAACAACATAAAAATCAAAATCTAAAGACTCCGTATTTGGGTGTATAACAACTGATTCAGTCTCACAATCACAAAAACCATTTCCTGAAACATTAGCGTAATACATCCCTTCCCCTAAATTGAAAAAAGACGTTTGACTACTACTACCACTTATTGTTTCGTAAAATACATAATCTTTATACAAATCAATATTAACGGGTATCGGATATAATTCAGTATCAAAAATATCTAAATTAACATCAACAGTTAAATAACCGTTGTTTGAAGAACAACTTGACTGATACCCTGTAGTAATATTGGCAGTTGTCGATGACAAAACTGTAAAACTTACCGGCCCATAAATTCTATTTACCGGAACCGTTGACGATGTGAACGAAAAAGAATATGTGTCAGCACTTAACCCACCATATGTGATACTATCACCTGTAAATGTCTGAGTAGGTAATTTATTGTCAGTCCAACTAATAATAGTTGGTGGGGTGGTATAAAATTGGATTGTAACCGCACCATTACTATTGTTAGAACAATCTCCTGTAAGTGTAATACTGTAACTCATTATGGTCCTTGAATTGATACTTGCGTTAATATTAAGAAATCTGATATTTCCCAATCACTGAATTCACACGATAGTGTTACTATGTTAATAACATTATCATTTGAATCAAGAATAATTTGAATTCCCACATCATTTAGTTGCCCTGAACTAGCAAAATACAATATACCTTGATTTATAATGTTAGTCCATTGTGCTTGAGTTGGTAATAAATTAGGGGTATAATAATAAGCGGAATCGTTGTAAGTAAATGTATATGAATTTGTTCCATTGAAATTACTTATGGTAAATTCAAACCCATATAATGCGGACACTGTGGTATATCCATTTAAAAATCCTTCCTGAATCGCCAATTGTTCAGAATTATTATTAACCGCCGAACCTAAATCATTTATTGTCGGTATTGGAAGTGGGAATGTTACATTATTACAATTGTTAGTACTGATAGTTCCTGTTGATACTGGTCCAACAATTTCTTGTAAAACAATCTGACATCCTTTCTGCATTCTATAAATAAACTTTTGTCTATGAAAAATAGAATTTTCAAATTTTGTCCCTGTATTCCATATAGTAGTCGCTGGTACAAATTGTTCTATCAAATTAATCCAAAATGAACCTAAACCATTAATATAGTTTATCATATTTTGGTATGTGAAATTATTATTTTGTATTCCAACATCTTGGTACATTGTTAGGTATTTCCAAAATAAAGATTGTAAGGTTGGGTATCCACTTGTTTTACCATCAGATGAAATTTGTCTATTTCTAACATTAATCATATTCATCCAAAACGTTTTATAAAACTCGAAGAAGTTCTCTATTTGTGGTTGAGGATTAATAAAGGTCCAATCCGTACCACCTGTTTGTGGATATGGTGAAGATAACCCTGTAAATGGTATTGGGTAATTTTGTGTATTAGACATGTACCAAACATCATAAGCCAACGCTTGAGCAGGATTTAAAAATATATCAGTATTCTTAACGTTTAAAACATATCTATCATCACTAACGGTATAATAAGCATCAAATAAGTTGTCCGTGTTTTTTCGTAAATCACTTGTTTGGTCATACCAACTTTTCTTATTGTCATTTTCTTTTTTAATTGAAAATCCAAGTTCCATAAACGGAAAATCTCTAAACCTTTCTAAATATTTTTCACCGTAAGTAAAAGGTTCTAAACTTGTTTGTATACTAAGATTTTGTCCTGTAAATGTATTTGTATTAGCAGAAACAATTTGTGGACTTCTATGTTGTGGCGTTGATTGTATCCAACCCTCACCTTTTTGAAAGAAATAATCATTACTATATGTTGGTTTGGTTGGATATCCTTCATCATCAACAGGATAATCATTTCTAGTTGTGGTTACCTCTTCAACAACTTGTTGGGTGGTGTAACCAGTATATGTATTACCTAAAAACCCGTATACATTTGTTGAGTCCAATGCTGGGAATTGTGGTGTGTAAGTTCCACCTGAAATACTATTATATAATTGATTAAATCTATCCATGTTTACTTTGGAATCAACCAAATAAACATTTTCATTAAATTCAAGTAAAGCCTGTGGAGTTCCAATAAAATTTAAAAGGAATTCAATCGCCTTTCTTGTTCCTTTAGATTTAAACAAATATGCCGAATTTAATATTAAATTTCTATAGTATTGGTAATTTAAGTCCAACATAGTCTGACTTGTAGAATACGCAGGAAAAGCGTTTTCAGTAGTCCCATAAACCGATTCTAAAAAAGCAGAATCAGCTATCGGTGATATGTTTGTTCTCCATCCTAAAGTCTCGGCAAAATTTGTAAGAAGTCCTGAATGAATATCATTACCAATATTATAATTTACAGAGGTAACATGTTGAATTGCGTCCGCATATTTTTTTGTTTCATCAAAACTTCTTCCATATATCTTTAATACTTTGTCAACCTTTTGGTCTGATGTATCAAAATCTTTAAATGCGTTTGTTGTATAAAATCTAGATATAATATTTGTCCTATAATTGTCAAAATCTAAACCTAATAATTGTAAACTTTCGATATAACTAACAAATGCGTTTGTTCTAATATCTAAGTTCCAAGGACCATCTAATGGAAAAGTAACTGTCTGTGTTGAATTATAAATTAATCCTGAATCAGAAATTGATGGGACAGTCGCAACATAAGTATAGATAGGTTTAACCATTCTATTCAATAAAATTTCTTCAACCTCACCTAATTCTAAATTAAAAACTTCATTAACAATTGTATCATTTGGTCTTATTAAAAAGAAATCATTATACGTTGATAAACCTGAAAAAGGATTACCCTGAACATAAACTGTTAATGTTCCAGCACTTATAGACGTACTTGGGTCCATAAATGTTAGAGGATAATAATTCGAATTTAAAACTAAAACATAACTTAAAAATGTTTTAGACATGTCCCTATACTTTGAAACACTAAATTCTAAACTCTCAATTGTTTGTGTTGAAGTTGTAGTATAATTAACTGAAAAGGGATTTCGAACAGTTTCTAATGGAATAATTAGTTTTGTTTCATTTTCATTTACATTGTATGTTATTCCTGTTGCGGTCGCACCTGTTGTAAAATTTGGTCGGTATTTAGATACATCAATAGATGCCGGAAAATAATTTATAATATTTGTAATCGCAGACTCAAATCTTTTTGATAAAGAACCATAACCAACAAAATTTGTGATATCTGTTTCATCAAAATTTGGGTATAATTTAAAATTTTTATCAAAAATAGACTTCGCTTGTATTGTATTTTGAAAACCAAGAGTTTCTAATGATATTGGTTCTGAAAATACCCCAACCGAAAAGTTTCTATTAGTTTTTTCAGTTACAACACTTGTGAATGTAAAATTACCTTGCGTTAAACCACCACCATCGGTTATTTGTAAACCGACAAGGTTATTTGAAAATGTTCCTGAACCTGATGGTCTTTGTGGTGGACAAGTGTAATTAGCCATTAAGCAATGATATTGTCAAAGTTTTTAGTGAAATCAATGTTATTATTTCTATCTTGTCTAACTTCATAAAGAAGTTCATTAAATTGGTCTCTAATTTCGTACAAGTTATATTGTTTGTAAATGTTGTTATCACTATCATAAATTGTGTATATACCATCTTCAATAGATTTAGTTTGATTACCATAAAGAGCAATTGCTAAACTTGATGTGTCGTATTCAACAATCTCAACCTCAATTACTGTAGGGTCAAAAAATGTATTAGTGATAATAACGTTTTGTCCCGGTGAACCTATAAATGGCGTTACATTTGGTTTATTTGATGGTGATGAACTTGGTGATACTGTACAAAACATTAAATTAGTTTCACTATCTGTGTATCGATATCTCACCGCTTTATCACTTGTATTATTAGTGTTCGCTAAAATTGCTTCACAATAAAAAGATGAAGTTATTATTCTAAAAAAATTAGTTACTTTAGAGCCATCATTATTAAGATATTCAATTCTATACCCTACCAGTCCCTGATTTACAAACTTATTTAGGTATTGTGACGGAACATTATTTAAGTCAATAATTATACCTCTAACATTTGGTAACGCCGATAAAACTCCACAATCAGTAATTGATGTTCTGATTTGAGCCGGACGTAACATCAAAGTATAAATTCCTAAATTGTTAAACTCCGTTGATGGTAATGTGAGATTATATAATCCACCTAATACCTCAGTAGTTGAACCACCAACACTTGAATTACTAAAGTAAGGACGTAATAACTCAAGTGAATTTAATTTTTTCAAAACAAACCCTTGTGTGTCGTCTCTTGATGGTGTATAATTTAATATTATTTCAACATCCGCAGGACTAACGTCCGCCAATCTTATAGTTCCGTAATTACCAGTTGCCAAGTTCTTATTACTTTAGTAGTTTATTTTTATAAATAGTTAAATTTAAATTTCTTATCCCTGTTTTATAATGAAATAGTTATATCCATAATTTAACAAATCACTTAAATTAGAAACTTCACCTAATCTCAAAAAGTTTTCAACCCCTGAATTTTTACCACGTTCAACAAAAATTGAGTTGTATAACTGAGGTTGGTCGATAACATTCATTAACGCTTCATTTTTAGTTATGGCACTAACTGAGAACATATCTGAAGTCATACCCGAAGATGGTAATACAAAAATTGTAGTTCCATTAGGATAATCTTGGTAGGTTGTTCCATTTATAGTATATGCGGTATAAGCGTTACTCATAGATTCAATCATACCATATTCTCGTCCAGGTAATGGGACTGTTTGTCCAACAACAAATTGACTCGGTCCGTAAGTTGATAAATCATTTAATCTTGATGTAGTATATCCAGTTACGAAAAATGGAACCTCTGTGTAAAAAGAACTTACTTGATATGATAACTGATTGTAAGCATCACCTGTGAAAATAAAATTATATGATGATGGTGTTGCGCTCCAACTTCCATTAGTGTTAGCAAATGTAACAGTTCCAAATTGGTCGGTATTTTCAGGGAGTGAATATGGAACAACAATATTCTTTTTGACTTGAATAACACCCCATAAATTTGTTTGTGTTAAAGTTATAGTATACCCTGTTGGTTCAGGTAAAGGTCCTGAATAGTTATGTGTAATTTCTTCAGGATAAAATGTAGTGATTGTTTGTGTTGTTCCGTCCCCCCAATCAACCTGATAAGTTGAGTTAAACAAATAAACATTTTCATTATCTGAAGTATTAAGTATTTTAAATGTATATGGATTTTCTACGGTAGAATAAAATAAAAAATTCGCCGAGATGTTTTCTTGTTTTATCTTACCATCAAAACCATCATAATATCCAATGTCTTGATATTTTTGTTTTAATAAAATTGGTATAGTAAGACCTGTTAATAACGAAGAACCATTTGGTCCTCCTTTAAGGATATTAGTTAATCCACTGTAGACACCAAATGTATAACCACTATATGTTTCATAAACAATATCGTCTTTTAAAACCTCAGGTGATATTTTAACTTTAAAAATTTCCATTATGATGTTGGGTTTATATACTCATACCATTCGATAATATTTTCTTGTACTGTCGGTTGGTCCATAAGTGTTATTTTATATGTGTTATCATTATAGTCAAAACTAACTCTTCTATTAAAAAAATCAGTTCCTAATCGATATGGTGTTGTAGACGTTGTTTGTTTTTTTGTTGTGAAAGAAGTGAATTGTCCGTTTGATGCGTCAAAAAACTTTGCCGTCATATACAAAGTATTAATGTTTAAAATCGTTGGGTCATCAAACCAATAGATAAAAAATCCTTCCTGATTTTTATTGTAATTTAAAGTAAAAGAAGGTAAATCAATTTCAACAGGAGTTGTTTGAGCGGTAAAAGTATATGTCGTTTTGTTTGGTCTTTTATTTAAAATTATTGTTAGATAATTTTTTTTTGTTTGAGGATTTGTAGTGTCGTAAAAATCTAATTTAAAAAAAGATTTATCATAAGTTCTCGCGTTATTATAAAGTTCTCTTTGAGTAAATCGACCTGAATCAGTATAATTTAAAACCCAATCATTATTAGTTGATGATTTAAAATTAAAATTATATGTTAATGGTAAGGTTATATCGTTGTTAGGATTTTGAAACATTTCAAATCTTCTAACCTCATAATCATTAGGAAACCCCAAGATTTTATTTAGAACTTCTTCCTCATACTTAATTAAAGTATCCTCTCTATCCAAGAAATCCCAATTCATATTGATTGGAATATTAATATTCCTACTAATATTTTTATTTGTTAATTTAATCTTATTCACAATCGTCTATTAATGGGTCATTAACTAATGTTGAATTTTCATTGATATTACTTCCCTCAGGTATCAATCTGAAAATAAAATCTTCAAACAAATAGTGTTTATTATTTAAAAATGGATTATCCACACCTACACCATCAACATCAATATATCCATACGTGTAAATATCCCTCCAAAAAAACTTTTGATTATATGCCGAGTAATAACTATAACTCGGTAAATTATCCACAATAATATTTCTGTCAGCATTTTCTATATATGATGAAAATGTTCTTAGTTGAAATTTGTAATGTGTGTTATAATAATACCCCAAAGAACTATTTGGGGAAACATCAAAAACTTTAGGATTAAATCTGATTTTATGATAATGTAAACTTAAAACCTGTTCTTCTTGTGTCATATCATTCCATTCACATAAATCTCCGTCAATTAAATCATCAACTTCTAATGGGTTGTTATAATAAAATGTCATTAATGTTCCAACAGGATTTCCGAATGAATCTGTGATAAATGGACCAGGTCTATTAAAACTTGTTTGAGTAATATTCGTATCACTATTTGGATTACCCCACCATGTATTTAATTCAGGCCCAAGATTAAAACCCCACCCTTTTTTTAATGAATTAAAAAATCCAAATCTTCCTCGGTTAACAACCGTAACATACAATTCAGTTAAAGGTCTATTTAAATTATCTTTTAATCCATTTATTGAAAAATTATTTTTAAACGATAGACTATAACTTTGTGTCCCTTCTTTTAACGATGTTCGAGCATTTAAATTCGGTGTTAATGATTTTGTTTCAAACTTGGTGGTTTTTCTAAATGCATTATTTTCAAAAGCGGTTTTTGTTAAAATTGCGTCAGTGTAATTTGTTATAATTTTATGTCTTCTAACATAATATTCCGATTTACTTTCAGTTAGATTTTCTTTATTTGTAACTCTTTTTAATGTTCCTTTTTGTCCATCAAAAAAGATATCACATAAAAATCCAATATTAAAAATCATGAAAACATTTTTCTCAGAATTAGTGTAACCATCACCTAATCTATAAACATCAAAAATATTAACATCATTACAATTTAAAGAAAGTTCAACGCTTTCCCCAACACTTAATCCGTGGTCCATCGCACATCTAAAAACAATAACAGGTTGTCCATTAAATGTTTCATTTGAAATAACAAAAGGAATTCCTTGGGAAACCGTCCAAGTAAACACTTCTCCGTCCTCAAACTGATATTCCATCGATTGATTAAAATATTTTTCAGATGGATAACTTAAATGGAAAAACCAATTATAATATGATTGTTCTTTAGCGTCAAATAAAATATGATACTGAGGAATTTGACCTACAAGTGGCTGAGTATATCCTACTACATTAGAATCATTTCTTATAAAATCAAATTCATGATATTGTGGAAATCCTCCCCAAGCAATCTCATTACTTGGGTCTTGTTGTTCGTTTTGTAAAAGACGATAATATAAAGGATTAACATAATAAAGATTTCTGTTAATCGGGTCGTAAGGACCAGCTTTAGGTCCTGTAAGTCCACTATATGAATTTTCAAATATAAATGTAAACTTACATGTCGGAACAAAAGTATCACACTCTTGTCTTTCTCTATCAAATAAATTTTCTAAATCAACAAGTAGATTTCTGTCATATTCAGTCATCTCCTTCAATGTTGAGTTTAATTCAACTGATATTTTAGAATCAACATCAGGAGCTCCCGCATATCTTGCGGAACCTTTTACAATTATTATTTCGTTAGAGTTATTCAATTATTAATTCGGTATTAACATATTTTATTCTAAACTTATCAATAGCACTAGCACCTTTTATCAAACCAAAATAGAAGTGTTGTGGTGCCCCAACTATAAAACTTGAGCCATTAAAAGTTTGAGGTAAAGCAATTGTTGGCGTTCCATTTGAAAAATTAATCAATGTCGCTCTGAAATAATTTGAGTTGTTACCATCCGGTTGGAAATAATTTGATTGAGGATTAAGTCTATCCATATTTTGATAACCAAATGAAAAGAACGTAGGTGGAGTTACTTGTGAATCAGTAACCCAATTGTTATTTTGATTACCAAAAATTGTATACTGTCCAATACTAGAATAGTTTTGGTCATCTAATTTCCATTGATAAAATGGAACAGTTTGAGTTTTAACAGGAATTTGACTAAAGTTATAATCAGGGTTTTGGTTAATAGACGCATTTGGATTCCATATAGTTCTTCTTGGTGTAATATAATCTCTATCTTGTGTATTACCAGTTAAGAATATTCCAAATAAAGGATAAGCTCCAGACCCTCCGAAATAAACCGATTGAAATCCTGAATCAAGTGGTTGAGCATAATTTGACACGTTAAATTCACTAATTCCAAACTCAGAATTAATTGATAACATTTGTGAGTAATCACCATCAACATACGCAGGTAAAGCACTAAACGCTCCCCACCTTTTATTTGTAAAGAACATTGCCATTACAATTTCAGGTAACGCAGAAATTAATAAATTTTCAATAAAACTATTATTAACCAATCGACTTAGAACAAACAAATTGAATATTTCACTAACATCTTTATATGATGTTGAGGGTACTTTCGATACAATATAACCATCATATTCATCAGTATTAACTAATTCTTGTATGAAAGTATCTTTAGGCCCTAAATCCATAATAGTTGTTGGATTTGCCAAATATCTTTCATTACCAACTTGTCTTTCATAATAAACCACTGATGTATTACCCAAAAATCTTTGCCCATCCCAAGGTGAACTTCTATAATAGAAATTCTGTGATGTTTCATGTAAATAAATTAAACTTTTACAAAAAACACTAAAAGGTTGATTTTGAGAATCAAAAAACCTTTTATTTTCAAATGGGTAAGCAAACAATGTTCCGTTAATCCAATTGTTTGAGAAACTGTGTGAGAATACATCAAGACATACGGCATTTGAAATTTTATTTCTATTTGACCATTCCTGAATTAAAGTAATATCTCTTGGTAAACTTAAAAAACTTCTTGAAACTAAATTGTAACATCCTGTTCCATAATTAAAATATTTTAAAGGATTATCCGGGTCCATCAATTGAGGACAGTCAGGTTTGATAATTGGGTTACCATTTTCATCAGTCCCATAACAACTTAACATAACCGCCTTTTCACAGTTGTTTACCGATTCTAAAACATTTGTAAATGGAACAAATGCGTTTGCCGATTCATTATCTGAATTTGTTGGGAATTGTGTTACATTTTCTAACTCTTGTACCCCTCCAGTATCTGATAATCGATAAATCGCAAATTTTGAATTTTGATGTAATTGAAAACTATTAGGACCTGAAATTTGTTCATTTGTAGAGGTTGGCATTCTATTTGACCTAACAACAATTTTTTTCCTATTACTAAAATTAACAGTAGGATACGTTGTCGTGTTACCAGGTGAAGTTATGGTTCGGTATGAGGGTGAAAAATAAGCCATTTTTGGAGTTGTCCACAATTTAAGACCATTAGACGACCCTCCATTTGCCTGACAAGGGCTATCATACAACTCTAAAGATAGTGAGTATTGATAAACTGACCCTCCTTCAACAACTTGTCCTATTCGATAGTTTCCAGGAAAATCAAGTTGGGTGTTAGAATTAGGATATTGATTGTATAAATTCCAAGTATAGGTTTCTAAAGATTGTGGGAAATATTGTCCTGTATCATCATCACAATCATTATTATTACTAGCAGATGTTCCTTGACCACATTGTTGTGTATTACTAAAAAAACCTGTAAAAATGTTTGTACTTGATACTCTTTCAAATCCAGTGTTAAAACTTGTTTGTATTTGTTGATAAGGAACATATCCGTCAACTGAAGAGTCAGAATATTCAACAGGAATTACATTCCCAAAGTTTTTAGCGTCATATGACGAATAATATAAATGTAAATCACTTGTAAAAGGTATAAACGTAGTTGAATAGTATTCAAACATATAACTAGGATAGAATATTGTACTACCAAATTCATCAACACTACTATTAGTTTGAAGTTGATTATGTCTACATTGAACTTGTTGTTGTTCTGTACCAAGGTTGTTTGGTTGGTATGGTATATTTAATTTGAAATATCCTTCAACATACACATCGGATTCACTAACACCATCAGGTATATTTGATTCACTAATTTGATTATACATCAAACTTCCTAACCAAATTTTTTGTTTTACTCTTGGTGAATGAACATCAACACCTCTCATTAAAATAGCATACTTATATCCATTTGGAGTCACTAAGTTATTTCCCAATGTTGGGAATCCTAATCCACTTCCGTAATAATTAGCTCTTTGCCAAAAACAACTAACTGTTCCTCCATCCGCATTTTCCTGATATCTAAAATATTGATTTTGATTTAAAATATTATTAATAGAAGCGTTAGATAATTCATTCAAGTTTCCAACTTTTAGAACTTGAAAATATTCAATGTCCGCAGCAAATGATGTAACCGCATTATTTTCAGTAACTGATGATATATTATAAGTAGTTTGTTCCGCAATACCACCACCCGCGGTTCCATTAATTGGTCCATTTGGATTTTGATATCCATTTCCTAAATTTAGAAATGTATAAGTTCTTGTCCAGTTTACCGTTATTTGCGCACCAATACTACCAAGTGTATTTTCAGGTGTTTCGATAGGAGGTGCCTCAATTTTACCTAAAGACGCAGGATAATTTTCATTCCTTTTATAGTTAAGGTCATTAGAAAGTGCCGGATTTTGAAAAGATAATATTTCACCGACAGTTAAATCAATTCCTGGGTCTAACGCAATAATCAAAGCGTTATCCCAATGGAATTTAGGTGAACCCACAACAATTTGTTGCTGAACTGTTTGAGTCGTAGCATCCCAATATGGAAAAGACTGTATCGGAGTATTAAGCTCAGGTTCAATATATACTTTAATACCCAATGGGTCATTTGCGGTACCCACTTTAAAGTATCTACCAGGAAATGATAACATATTTAACCTTTCAGAAAAAGGTAATGATTGTGAATAATAATTTAATTCTATCGTTCTTGTAACGGCATCTGGGTCGGTAACAAGTGTAAATGAATCAGACAATTGAGGAGTTCTTTTTTCCACACCTGGTAGTCCAGCGTTTCCAGAAATAAGATTAGGAATATAAGTAAAATCATTCGGATTATTCGCATACGTTTGAAATCCTGTAGTATCCATTAAAATTGATACTTGTTCTTCTTGGACTTGTGTGAACTCCGCAATTAAATCGGTATCCGCAGTTACATCACCAGCTTTACAATTACATCTTTCACACCCATCTTCAGTATATAAAAGAAGAGGAAGTGTAATATTTTTCAAAGGATTTTCTCTTAATAAACTTCCAAAATCAGACGGTGGTGGACAATCCAAAGACGCTGTTCCAAAAATGTCTTGTATTCCTCTTACTATGTTACAAATTATAAAAATTACCAACTGAACAACTAAAAGTATTGCAGCAATAACTCGAGATAAAATTAACCAAAGAAAACTTAATACGTGTAATAATGGGACTAACCCTATTAACAAATATTTTATTATTTCTAAAATTAAACTGTTAAAAACATAGTTAAATGTAATATTAACAAAAACATCGTTTATAGGAAATTTGTTTTTTTCTCCATCACAACTTGTGTCTTGAATATTTTTAATTTGGACTGTTTTACCCGGTCTCAATCCTGTTGAGTACCTGTCAATAATTTGACTTACAGTGTATACTTTATTGAAATGTAATTCCATAAAAGTATCTTCACAACTCAAAGCGTCATCAACATTAGCATAATCATTCCAATCTAAACTAAACGCGTATGATGATTCTAATTGAAATCTTTTATAAATTATTTTGTAAAAAATAAATGTTGATACAGTTGTTATATCAGGAGATTCCCATGATAAACTAAAGTTTGGAAGTCCTCCTATAAAATTATTACTAAAATTTTGACTTGTATATGGTGTTCCATCAGGATAAGTTATTTTTAAATTATCGACATTAATAGTTTCATTAAGTCTAAAAACATACGTAGTCGCCTCATTTTCATTTATCAAATTATATATAAATGATTCAGTAACACCTGCAGGAATTTCCACAGTGACAACACTACTAACAAAATCTTGTAAATTTGGGTCATCTAAGGGATTTTGAGGATTGTATGTCCAACCATATTCTTTAATATTTGGAACTAAGAAATATCCTCTTTTAGTAGATTCTGATAATTGCGGAGATTGGTCCCATTTAACTTTAAATCTATATTTTGATTTTGTAGGAATACCAATATTGGGATTATCACTTATTCTTCTATTACCTTCCTCATCAGTATATACATAATCTAAATTCATAGGTACTTCAGTTACCCAAGTACCATCTTGGTCTATAATTTTACCATCATTTTCTAATGTAAATTGTTCAATAATTGGTAAACCTAAATTATCTAAACGAATTGTTTGTCTCAAAGCTAATATTTGTCCAGGACCGGGAATTAAATCACACATTCTACCAAGACCTCGTTTAACATTACAAGCGTTATCATTTGTATTAACAACTTTAGTCCCCTCGTTTGCCGAAAAAATAGAACCAATAAAAACCGCAGTTGGTGATATTGTCACATTTTTTTCAGAAGTTAAATCAAAGTCAACTTGCTGTATTGAGTAATCACAAATCTCAGGTTCACCATAAAATGGTGATACTTGTATAGTTTTTGAAATACTAATGATTTGAGGTAACTCATTATAGTTTTCGGAAAATTTAAATCTTGTTCCATCAACTTGTGATTCAGTTGCAAGACCCATTCTTATTAAGTCTTGTGGTGTCATTGAGAACTCACCAATATCGGAAAGGTCAACTTGCATAAACAACGTCTGTTGACCTGTTGGTACTCCAAGTATCATAAAGTCACCAGAGTCGTTTGTACTCACTGTGAATCGATAATACTTATCATAAACTTCAATTACTGTCTTATTAATAAGAGCATCAATCCTATCAGGAAAAGTTCCAACAGGAACGTGTCCACTATGAGATTGTGTGTAAGGTAATAAATTATATAGATATCCATCCTCATTAACGTCATTAATACTTTGATAAGGATATAAAACTGAAATGTCTTGATTTGTAATATCTAATTCATCAATAGGTATAAAAATAGATAATCTAGCGTTTGGTAACCCAAAACCATTATTACAAAAAACTCTACCACAAACAACACCATAATTCGCACAAGCTCGTGTATATAAATTATTAGGCGAAATCGTTAAAGACAATAACTCTAAAGTGTCGTAATTTTGTTCTAACTTAACCTGAATGGTCTTGTTTACTCCTAACTCCGTTCTAATTCTGTATGTTGATGACATGTGTGTTTTTAAATAAATATTTTAAACACACTTTTATAAAAATAAAGGATGTTAGCTAAAGTTAACTGTAGTTAAGTTCTTTACTATAATTCGAATATCTTTATTAGGATATCTTACATCGTAAATTTGTGTTGGTTCCGCAAATATTGTATCGTCAATAAGTTCAATTTGTTTAGTATCACTATTCGCGTATCTTTGTGAAGTTTGAGATGATGAATATTGTCCACCTACTTTATTGTAAACTTTAATGTCAGTCACTGTTATTACACCAACTTCTTCCTGAACTAATCTTCTTATTTCTGATATGTAGACATTTGAACCCATTTCTCTTGTTGATGGGCTCATATAGTTTTGAACTTTTTCAACTAAATTTGTAATAACAGTTCCTTGGTTTTGACTAGCATCTAATACTACTGAGACATCAAATGCCAAATCAATCACATTCGCAGAATTTACAAAAATATAATCATTTATCATTCTGTAATTTGATAGGTAATTAGCAATATTACTTTGTAATGTATTTGACACATTACTCGATAAATTACCTTCCGTATCATAAGATAAAATGTTTATTTTAATTTTGTTATCTTCTTCAGTTATCGCAACTTTTGCAGGTGCTCCAAACATTGATGGCATTTTTCTTAAAATTGCTTCATAGTCATTAATGGTAACCGCTCTGTTTTGTGACGCAAAGTTAAATCCAACTAAATTTCTAATTTCTTCAATAGTAGGTGCGTTAGCCCCTCCAACCGCTGCGGTAATATTATTCACCTGAAGAGAGTTAATAGTATTTAAATTCTGTTGAGAGTTAGGACCGTTAACTGAAAAATTAATTGTTCCAATTTGATTAATAATACCAACACCTAAATTACTTTGTAGTCCTCCACCAACACGATATTGAATAAACAATGTTGTTGTTGGTTTTAAAGTTGACCCTAAAGAAAAATTATTTTGATACTTTGATATATCTAAAGTAATTCCGTTTAAAGCGTATTGTCTTAATAATTCATCCGTAGATTGATTACCCCCACCAAAAGTTAATTTAAGATAGCCCTGTGGTGTATATTCAGTAATAAATCTTTGATTTGTTTGTAAATATTTTCCAACCTTAATACCAGGATTGTCAGATGTTTTAGTAGTGTCAGGAATAAAAATTCTGTCTTCAGCCAAAGCCTGAACTTCGTACCATCTATCAACAGTTGATAAAAATTCTTGAGCTGATGGAATATTTGTAAAATTGTTTCCATTCTTTAAAAGAACACTTGTAACTCCTAAAACATTTTGTTCAGGTAAAAACACTTCTAAAAATGGTCTTGAATCTGTTTGTGATATAACCTTTTTAAATACTCTTGTTACCCCATTTACAACAGGTTCTCTTTTTAAAATAGTATAGTTTACTAATGTTCCGTTAGCATTAAAATTTGGAATTTTTAACCTGTTTGGAAAACCTTCTGAATTGTATTCAGAAGCAAAATCAATATCATATAAAGTTTCAAATGTTTGGCCAGCACCTAACACTTGACTACCTCTACGTAAAACACCACAATATTGTAAATTTTCAGTATCACCATCAACAGGAACTATAATCGAAAAATCACAAAGAGCGATAGAAGGTCTTAATCCTGGTATTTTTAAACCATATGTTCTTGCTATATTATAAACAGAAATATCTTTTTGGGCATACTGTAACACAGTTTCCTGTAACGCTCTGTCAATATTAAAATTTAAATTGTCGGTAACTGCCGCATTTAAATCTAAGAATACTGAAAAAATCGATGCGTCGTTAACATTTTGAATTAAATCAGGATAATAAGTTTGAACGTAATTTATTAATTCTAACCTTATCGCTTGGAAATCCCTTGTTGTATATGATATTTGTTGTGCCATTTTATATATTAATAATTATAAAGTCCGAAGTATTAAATACTCCACTAGTAATATTATAATTTATTGTTACCTTTGCAGTGTGTTCGTTTATTGCCAAATCAGGTAAAGTCATCTCTCCCGTTTCAGGAAAAGTAGTTGCCAAATCTGATTGTCCGTCAGGTGATATTATTGGTTCAACTTTAACTGATGTGATTTGAAGATTAGGAATATACGTAGTTACCGCGTCTTTTATTTCCGTTTCAATCTCATTAAATGTCGGACCATCAAGTGGTTCAAAAATATATTCATATAATCGAGTTCCAAAATTTGGTAGAAAATATCTACTTCCTTTTCTCGTTAACAACAAATGAATTAAATCGGTTTTAATTTCATCTTCACTAAAGTCGGTTAAATCTAAATATTTACCGTCAAAAGAATCTCTGAATGGAAATGTTATACCGTATGTTTTACCTTGAGCCATATCATATAAATACTACAAAAATAAAAATCCCGACCTAGCTCGGGATAACACATCGGATATTTGTTTGTTATTAAGAAGAACAACCAAAACAATCAAATTCACTGTTTTCAGGTTTTGGTGGTAAATTCATATAACTATAATCTACCTTTGGCGGTTCAGGTGTTGGTTTTGGTTTGTTAATTTTTGATACATCCATTGCCAAGTGTTTAGCTCCCGTTGAGATTGCTCTTGTTCTAACGTAGTAACAAAGTGTTTTCAATCCTTTTTCCCATCCGTAGAAATGTGATGATGAAATCTTTGACAATGTTGGGTTTGACATGTAGATATTCATTGATTGTGATTGGTCAATAAATGGTGCTCTATCTGCCGCCATCTCAATCAATTCTCTTTGTGAAATTTCCCAAATTGTTTTGTATTTCTTAATTAAATGTTCAGTTCTTTTAACTTTGAAGTTGTATCTTTTATCTTCTTGGTCAAGGTAGTTATTGAAATTAATGTTTTGAATTGAACCTTCATTCATAATAATTTCATTCTTTAAATCTTCAGACCAAATTCCAATCTTTTCAAAATCACTAATCAAATACTTGTTAACAATCATAATCTCTCCACCAACCACACGTCTGTTAAAGATTGCTGAGTGAGCGGGTTCTGTCATTTCGTATGAACCTGTAATCTTTGCTGAAGATGCTACAGGCATTTGAGCCGTAAATAATGAGTTACAAACTCCATACTTACTAACATTTTCTTTTAGAGTTGACCAAGGCCATCTTCCTGATAACTCATCTTCTTTCAACCCCCACATATCAAATTGGAATACTCCTTGTGACATTGGTGACCCTTCAAAGTGAGCGTATGGTTCATACTTACCATCCATACACAATCTGTTACTTTCGGTGATTGCCGCAAAATAGATTGTTTCAAAAATCTCTTTGTTTAATTTACGCGCTTCTTCAGATGTGAAGATGTAGTCCATCAAGTAGAATACGTCAGCAAGTCCTTGTGTACCAATAGCAATTGCTCTTTGTTCCAATCCACCCTTACGTCCCTTTTCAGTTGAGTAATTGTTGATGTTAACAACTTTGTTTAACGCTCTTACAACTTTACGAGTTTCTTCATACAACCCATTAAAATCAAACTCACCGTCTTTTACATAGTTCTTTAACACCATAGATGAAAGAGTACAGATTGCAGTTGTTTTCTCGTCAGTATATTGGTAAATCTCATTACAAAGATTTGATTGTTTAATTACACCAATGTTCTGATGGTTTGTTTTTCTGTTGGCACTATCTTTAGAACATAGATATGGAACACCTGTTTCAACTTGTGATTCAATAATTTTATTCCAAATTTCTTGAGCCTTAACTTTTTTACCAAGACCTAACTCAACGGCTTTGTCATAATTCTCCTCGTACTCATCACCATAAGATTCTTGTAATGGTTTGATACCTGCCTTAATAATATCATTAGGACAGAACAAATACCAATCATCATTGTTCTTAACTGCCCTCATGAAGTTATCAGGTATCCAAAGAGCGGTAAATAAATCACGTGCTCTTAATTCCTCAGCACCTGTGTTCTTTTTAATATCCAACAAATCAAAGATATCTTTATGCCAAGGTTCCAAGTAAATTGCCGCAGAACCTGGTCTACGTCCTTGTTGGTTAAAGAAACGAAGTGACTCATTAACAATCTTCAAATACTTCAACAATCCACCAGCGTATCCACCTGAAGATGAAATACGACTCTCCTTACTACGAATGTTAGACATTGATAATCCGATACCCGCAGCGTCTGATGAATAGGTTGAGATGTCTCTCATAGTATTCAACAAACCTTCACGAGAATCTGAATCATTGTAATGAAGAACACAAGATGCCAATTGTGGAACCTTTGTACCAGCATTAATCATAATTGGTGTTGCCGGTGAAATTCTTTGGTTAGATAACGCCTGATAGTATTCAACCGCTTCTTCAAATGTATTAGTTACCCAAAGAGCAACTCTCATATACATATGTTGCGGACGTTCAACTACCTTACCATCAGATAGTTTCAAAAGATACATTTCAGAAAGTGACCTCCAAGCAAAGTAGTCAAAGTTATAATCATTATCATGATTGATAATCGCATCAATATTACTTGACCCATAATCCTCAATAATTTCCATTAATTTATCATTGATGATACCTTCACCATGTAGCAAATTCATTGTGTTTGAAAAACTTGGGTCAGTTTCTTTATGGTAAGATGAAATAGCTACTGATGAAGCTAGTCTTGAATAATCGTGATGACTACCTGTAAATGCCGCAGCAATTTCATAGATTAACTTATCTAATTCTTTTGTTGTAATAATACCTTCAGTTGGTACTGAAGTGATAACCTTAATAAAGATTTCATCGGAGTTGACACTCAATCCCTTTGAAGCTCTTTTAATACGGTTATAAATTTTTTGTGGATTAAATGACGCATCATCTCCACCTCTCTTTTTAATTTTAAGTGACATCATAGTTCTATAAAAATAATAAATTAGAAATCGTCAGTAAAGGACAATGTTTCATTCAATTTAGCTTTTTGGTATTCAACAGTTCTTGACTCGAAGAAATTACCTTTTGTTTCAACCGCAATTTGTTCCATGAACTTAAATGGTTGTTCAACATTAAATTGTTTTTTACATCCAAACTTTACCAATAGACCATCAACAACAAACTCAAGATATTGTTTCATTAAGTTTTGGTTCATACCAATTAAAGAAACAGGTAGTGATTCAGTGATGAATTCTTTTTCAATCTCAAGAGCTGAAAGTAGAATTTCTTTAATTCTCTTTTCACTTGGTTTGTTTTCAACGTGATTGTTTAACAAGTGAATTGCAAAGTCACAGTGTAGGTTTTCGTCTTTGAAAATCAAAGCGTTAGCATTACACAATCCTTGCATAATACCTCTTGATTTTAACCAGAAAATAGAACAGAATGAACCTGAAAAGAAGATGCCTTCAACAGCCGCAAATGCCACCAATCTTTCTTGGAACGACGCATTTTCAATCCAATCCAAAGCCCATTTAGCCTTCTTCTGAACCGCAGGTAAATTATCTAACGCAGTAAAACATTTGTTTTTTTCTTCTTCATTTGACACGTAAGTATCAATAAGAAGTGAATACATTAAACTGTGAATGTTCTCCATAGCAAGTTGCATACCATAGAAAAACTTAGCTTCAGGATATTGTACTTCTCTATAGAAATTTTCAGCCAAGTTTTCATTTACGATACCATCTGATGCCGCGAAAAACGATAAAATATTTTTGATAAAATATTGTTCATTTTCTGATAAGTTTTCCCAGTCACGTAGGTCACCGCTTAAATCGATTTCTTCTGCTGTCCAAAACGCAGCTTGATGCATCTTATAAAATTCCCAAATATCATTATATTGTATTGGGAAAATTACAAAACGATTTGGATTTTCTACTAAAATTTTTTCCATTTTTTGTTCCATATTGTTTTAATAATTATACTGTTTGTTGTTTTCTTTTCTCCATAATTTCTTTAATCCTGTTTCTATTTCTTTCTTCCTTTTGTTCCTCAAGTCCTAAGAATGTTGTAGTACTTTCTGTATCAATTTCTAACATTTCGTTATTGAATTTACAGTTCTCAAATACTACCCCGTCTTTACCAATTCTCGACTTTGTAATCGCAATAGTCGCAAGATTCAATTCTTTTTGTTGTAGTGATTTTGCCACCGTGATGATGACGTGTCCTACTTGAGCTTTCTTAATAGAACCACCCATTTGGTCGGTAGTTACCACATCTGATGAAATAGAACTTCTATTACCTTGTGTCGCCGTCCACCCTGCGATGTCCAATTCGTGACACATAGATTCAAATGCTCTCATAACTGAACCCTCAGATTTCCATTCGTCTTCCATCATTTTCTCAGGTGTAACACAATCGATATAATCTAAAATAACCATATCAATCTTTGTCCCATCAGCAATCATTTTTCTAATCTGATTTTTAATCTGATTCATAGTTAATGTGTCAGAAGGTAACTTCTTCATCACTAACTTGTTTGGCATTTTCTCTTTAATTTCAGCAACCTTTGCCAATACTGTTTCTTTATGATTACTCAGTTCATCAGGAGCAATACCTGTCCAACATGTAAAATGTTTTCTCTGAATAATTTTATAATTATCTTCAAAGAAAATTTGTAAAACATTAAATCCTAAATTAAAAGCGTGATTGGCAATCTTTGTTGTTAATGTTGATTTACCAACACCTGTGGGTGCTAATATAACACCAATTTCTCCTTTTGCCAAACCACCTTTCAAAAGATTGTCAATACCCGGTATTCCCATTGGGATTGGATGTCTGTAATCATCCGCTAATACTTCATCTAAGTCTTGAAACACATCCCCTGTTCCTCTATCCACGTTTCCAACCTGTAAAGCCTCTCTAACCATTTCTTCCAAAGTGTCGTAGTTTTCAAACTCACCGTGGTCAATGATTTTTTTAGCTTTATCCATAACCTTTTGAAGTTCTTGTTGTTTACAAAACTTCAAAGCCTTCTCCTGAACAAACTGAGTACCTTCTTCGGTAACATTTTGTATATCAGAAATAGTGTCAAGAGTTATCTTTAATAATAACTCCTGACTAATTTCACTCTTAGCTTTTTGTTGAATTGTCTCAAAACTAGGACTGTGTTCAAACTTTGAATAGTATTCTTTTACCATCTGAACAAATAAACGAAAGTATTTGTTTTCAAAATAGTTAGGTTCAATCACCTCAATAATTGAGTGTGAAAAGTCCTTATCAACTATCATTTGGTTAAGAAGTTGTAATTGGAAGGTCTCTCCCAAATAATCAAAATTTTTGTCAGCCATATTATGTTTGTTTTTTGAATAAATATCAACGAGCTAGCTGATAACCCATGTATTCGTGTGTTAAATTTCTAGATGACAACACGTCAGTAAGACCAAAAAGTATTCCTTTTAGGAACGGGCGTATGTCTACGGTGTATCTCACCTTAGGTGGATAAAGTTTAGCATCAAATGAATAATGACACATTGTCGTATCACCATTTTTGATATAGATGTTAAACGACTCAGGTCCATCAGTGAATGATGTGTTCAATACCTCAGGGTCTTCACTAATCTGATATTGATTGTCCAACATGTAGTTTACAGTTTTCATCTTGAAATTTTCTTTCAAATCTGAAATGAAACCATCCATCAAATCAATCAACTCTGCTGAGTTGTGAGCCTTTGGGTTATACCCTTTAACGTTAAAAAAACGTTGTACGATAAAATTGTTGTTTACCGTCATCAAGAATTCCAGTTTGGTAATGTCTTGTTCTTTCATAATTTATTTTATTTTTTGTTTGTTTTTGTTTTTTCTTTTCTTGTTAACTTCATAAAAGGTTGGATGAAATACGTCCATGCGTCGTCACCCTTTGGTAGGTATTTGAACAACCCGTCCTCAACCATATATTTAATTAAGTTCTTGTAACTTCTACCTTCGATATCCAATTTTTCAGTAACGATTGATTGTATTTCTTCTTTGTCTTCATCCCTCAATAAAGGATTAGATAAGTCCACAATCTGTTCATTAACTTGGAAAAATTCTTGTTCAAAGATACCTGATTTTGTTTTACCCGTTAAAAGATTTTTTAAGGTCTGATTGTCTTTTTGTTCTTTTAACAAATCTTCAGCTCTTGTTAAAATATCGTTATAAGAAACTTCTTTTTCAAGTATCTCAGGGAAAAATTTAACTAAAGTTTTTTCACCCAAAAGATAGATACCTTCAATATTATCTGACTTATCACCAGTTAATATCTTTAAAGTTTTTACGTTATAGTGTGGGAACTCAAAATCATCAAATTTAATCTTATCCCCGTGTTTAAAGGTAGCTTTAACTGATGGTGAGTATATGGATACATTTTCAGAAATAAGTTGTGTTAAATCTCTGTCTGACGAAAAAATTAATTTATCCTCATTTTCAGATACTTGACAATAATAAGCAATTAAATCATCGGCTTCTCTACCACTAATCTCTAATTGTCTTATATAGACTTCTTCCAAATATTGTTTGATACGATTTTTTTGTTTTAAGTAGGACATAAAGATAGAGTCCTCCATAACCAATCGTCGGTTTTGTTTGTATTTGGGGTAAAGAATTCCACGTAAACTCGTGGAGTCTTCACCATCCCAAAATACTACTACCTTGTCAAAGTTATGTTCACTGATAAACTTACGAAGTGTATTCATAAAATGATACAACGCCCCGATGTGTTCCCCATTGTGGAAGTAATCCTTCACACCATGAAACCCAATCTTCATCAGATTATTTCCGTCAACAAGTAGTGTTTTTTTCACGAACTAAAATTAAAATGGTTCGTTTTCGTTTGTAAAAGTTTCTTCAGTCTCATCAAGAGTTATTTCACCTGTTCCTGAAAGAATTGCGTTCCAATACTGAGAATACTCTTTTTTGTATTTTTCAAGAGCGTCTTTATCGTCAGCAATATATCCTTGTGGTGTCGCGATAATCTTACCATCTTTATATCCTAATCCATTGATATGGTTCTTTAGGACAGAGATTTTTGTTCTGATGGCGTAAGATACCGTTCTACCATTTTTAGTTGCTGTAATGTGATTAATACCAGCATTTTTCTGATTACCAAACAAGAATACAAGAGCCGATGCTAACCAAAGAGCTTCACCACCTTTTGCTTTAATTGTTGGTTGTCCAAATGGATTATCAGGTAATTCAACCCAAGGTTGATTAACTACAACCATTGTGTTTGTATATGGATAATCCTCTTTACGAGATTTAGTAATACGGGCTTGGATACCCATACCAATTTTATCCGCCAATACAGATGCGTTATGTTGTTTACCACCTTTACCATCAAAGGTCATCTTACAAGGAACTGAACCAACTGAATCCCAAAGGAAACAAAGAGAATAAGGAATATTACCTTTTTCTTGTTCGTCTAATAACTCGTTGATGTAGTCAGTAACTTGTTCAATGTAATCAAAATTATCATTAAAGATAAATTGTCCGTCCCATTCACCATCAGTCATTTCAGCTTTAAGACCAAGTTCTACTGCGTGGTCCCAACTCCATTTTTTCTCGGTGATAATGAAAACAGGCAAATGCCCCTTCTGCTGAGTAGACACAGCGGCTTTGACAAGCGCGGTCGTTTTTGAAGAGTTCGAATGACCCAAGAACATGTTGATGTTACCCAAAGCAGGACCAGGTAAACCGCAACTATTATGGAAAGCCTCACCGACTTCATAAAAGTCTGTTTCTTTATATTTTGTCTTGGTTGAATATTTGTCTTTAATCGCATCTAATGAAAATTCTTTTTTCTTTATTGCCATAAATGTCTATGATTTAAATTGTTTGTTGTTTAAAAATAGCAAAGGTTGGACACTTTGTGTATATTAGTGTCCAACCTTTTATAAATTAGAATGGTAAATCACCATCTGGTTCGTCACCAGCCTGTGGGTCAACATATGAACCACCGATAGTACCTTCATCAGATGAACTATCACCGTAAACATATTTACCTAAATCAGATGACCATCTTGGAGTTTCTCCACGAGCAATTGCTTCCAAGTACTCAACAGGTTTTTTAGAGTAAACATCAGCCCAAGTAAGTGGGTCTTCAATCCATGACTTAGACGTTTCAGCATCTGTGTGAACAGGTGATGGGTCGTCATGCATAACTGTTTGAATAACCGTATAAGTTGCTCCTTTTGGAGTCTTAGCCTTTGTTAACTCAATGATAAGGTCACGTCCATTAACAGGGTCAGTGATATCACCTTTAGCTTTCCAAATCGGAATGATTTTATCAAGGATACCTTCGTTCTTGTAATTGTGTTTGAAACGCCAGAACTTAACTCCGTCCGCTTCGTTATCACGGTCAATTACTTTAACGATGTAAAATTTACGAGGTTTGTAAGATTTAGCGAGTTCTTTATCAGACTCTTTACCTGTTGACATTAATTCATCATGAATTTCAGTCAAAGGTGAACGCTCGTTATCGTTCTTTCCTGGGTCATAGATTTTATTCCATTTACCCTCAACTTGTACTTCGTGATACCATACTTCTTTGAAAGGTGAAGACCCATCAGGGGTAGGTAAGATACGAAGACGTTTCTGTCCTGAGTTCTCGTTTTGCGTTAAAATTGCCGCAAAATATTTTTTCATTCTGTCTTCTTGAGACATTTTGTTTGCAGAGTTACCCCCACTTTTCGCTTTTTCGTACTGAGCGAGTACAGCATCTAAGGAATTTGTCGCCATTTGTGTATATAATTTATTAGTTAATATTCAAGTATAAGTGTGTCAGCCGTGATAGTCAAATTTGAAATTTAGAATTTCAAAGGTTTGTATTGTGTTTCTTCTCCGTAATCGTTAAAAGTCGATTTAATTTCTGATGGTGTAAAATCTTCAACTTCATCAGTTGTTAAAACATATTCATTTTTTCCCGATTTTTCCATCTCTTGTTCTTTATCCACAAAAAAATCAGATAATTTTTGATTAAACGGTCCTGAGTCTAAACTTCTTAGTTCAAGTTTTTCTTGTGGAGTTTTTTCTCTGTATTTTTCAATCTTAGCTTCAATATCATTTAATTTTGTAAAAATACCTTCCATATCTTTCAATTTACTTTCTAAACCATTTAATTGGTTGAAAAGGTTATTGAAATACTCTTCTTGTTTAGTTTCGATATTTTTTTGAGAATTTACTAAATCTGTAATCTCAAGTTCTTCCGATTCATTTTCTTCTTCACCTACTTTTTCAACATCAGGGTCTGACGCAACGTCAATAGGTTGTGGAGCGGTATCAGTTGGTGCTGGTGCACCTGCTTCAGGTGCCGGTGGCAACGCTCCTGCGTCAGGTGCTGGCGGAACTTCACCTTCAGGTTCTGGTACCGTAGCATCTTGTTCAAAGATATAGTTATTTATTTTTTTATATCTTGATATTTCCTCTAAAATTTTTTTATCGATTCCTGACATTTTTTTAACCGTTTAATAGTTGTTTGAAACCTTGTGTTGTTTCAACGTTTATTTTTCTGTTTGTTCTTAAAGTGTTATCAACTCTTTCAATTAAACCATCTTTCATTCTAATTGAATAACAATCCCCAGTATCTAAATCACACACTTCTTTAAATCCATTACCAATTTCTTTTTCAGTAATACGTGTGTTTTTACCTAAATAATTATCTAAAACTTTTTTTGTGTCCATAATAGTTTTTTATTATAAATATATGTTAAAATTAAAACGATATTTTATCTAACAATTCTTTATACTCCGTAGGGTTATTTTTCTTATAATCTTCAAAAATACTAGGATATTCTTTTACCTTATTATAAGGAAAATATTCAATCCAAGCTTTAGCAATTTGTTCTTTAAATTCTAACTGCTGAACACTGTTTTTTTGATTAAAATCATTAATAGTTTGTTCATTACTAATCGAATCATCAAATATACCTTTAAAATATTCCGTATATCTTTTTTTAACTAATGTGACACAATCAACATCATTTCCAAAAACCGCATATGGTTTTGTTGTCTTATCATTTTGAGAAACACATATAAAGTTTGGTAAAAATAAACTAGTTAATTCACCTTTATACGGTATATCCAAAGTAATATCCGCGAAATTAAATCCCGTAGCATTAAAAGAAGAATTACCTTTATTATCATTAACATACGACGCAATTTTAAATATAAAATAAGTTGTAAAGAATTCAGTTGTTGTTATAGTTGAATTAAGAATATTAGTAATAATTACCTCAGGGGAGTAAGCAATTATCGGAGTAGTTAATGGAACATACGTTTGGTAATCAGCAAACAATGATGAAGAACAGCTACTTACACCAATAACAGTATCATTATTTTTAATACCATTAGTTATTTGAGTCTTTATGTTATTTTTATTTTGTGATAACGGTGCGTTACTTGAGATTTTATTATTGTAGTTTTTATTTAAAGTTTTTAACAGTTCAGTTTTTAATGTTTGGAAAGTATTTTCAACTTTAGGTAAAGTATATTTGTTTTGTCTTGTCCCTGTAAATGAAGTTTTAAAACTATCTGTATTAATAGTGTGAGTAACTTCAGTTATGTAATAAGAACCAGCAAATAATGGGACGTTTCTTAAAACAAAATACATGGTAGGTTGTATCATAGCATTACCAAAACCATCAACAGAACATGAATAACTTCTGTCTTTATATATATTGTATAAACTAACGTTTTGAGTCGATGTATTAGTTCCCGCAGTACCATTTGCTAAATTATATTCCGCAGTTAAAGACTCAGAAGTCGCCTTACCTAAATCTTGACTAACATTAATATTTTCAAATACACTTTGATTTTGTAAATTAAAATCCACAGCAAACCCAACAACTTTATTTGATTTCGCAAAATCCTGAACTTTACTTGTGTCACATTCTCTTAATGTGTCACCGTCATTCATAATATTTAAACCATCATCTTTATATCCGTTGTTTTTACTTTTGTTATTTAACTGTGTCGAAGGTTTTTCAGTGTATATACTTACTAATTTAGCTGCGGTTTTTTGATAATCAACATTTTTAAAAATACCAAATAAATTATTCGCAAAACTGTCAGGGTCTTCTTGTTTATTTTCTGAATTTTTAGAAGGTGTATAATTGTTATAAAAATTTATATACGATGGCATTGAAAATGTTATAAAATTATGTGTTTTAAAAATAGAATCTAAAACTGTAAATACATTTGTTTTTGGTGATGTGTTTTTTAAAAATTTAGTAATTGAATTAATATCCAAGTATATTTCACCACCAATATCTCTATTAGCTCTATCTAAAAATAAAAAATCTTCAAATAGAGTTTTTTCATTATAGTCATTCGCTGAAACCCATTTATCATTAACCGCTTTAAACATGTCATAAAGTTCAATCTTACTTTGAAATCCTTGTATTACACTATCAATTTCTTCGACTTGCGTGGTGTCGGTCTGTGGTAGATTCTTTTTAACGTAATTAATAACTCCGTTAAATAACTCACTATACAATAAATCATCGTTACCAAAAATTATTGATACTCTTTCTTTAAATAAATCACTAACATTATCAATTGTTGTTGTATGTTTATAACTAGCATACATTTTTATAATAGTTGTAAACCTTTGTATGTTTTCAACATTAAAAGGAATATCAAAATCAACAAAAAAATCAGTTAAAGCAGAACCGTCATCAGTGTAACTAACACCATTAATTGTTGAAAATCCTACCTGTAATTGTAGCTCTTTCCATGATTCAGGATATTGTTCTTGTGATTGTTGTAAAGTTATTGTCGAGCCAGGTAAACCAGGTGGTAAATTTCCAGTGTAACCAAGTTCAACATTTATTGGTGTTAACTGTGGATTTACTCTAAAATAATTAAATGTTGGTAAATCAAATCCCGTAGTATTACCTTTTTTAAATAACGTATTATTAGTCATTAATGGTGGTAAAAAAGTGTTTAAAGAATTTAATTGTAATTTTTGAATTCCTACAACTATATCATTCTCACTTGAGCCTGTTACAGTATAATTCTTTGAACTAATGATTAATAAAATCTTTTCAAAATTTATATGACTTAATTCAACCTCTTTTTTTTCTGAAAATCTTAGAAATTCTGATTCAAATTGGTCTAATTCAGTTTTTGTAAAAACTCCAAAAATTTCTTCGATTGAAGAATAATCACTGTCGGTCCTTAATTCAAAACTTTCCTGTTCGATTAAATCTTTATAAACTTTCTTTAAATGTTGTTTTATTGTTGGTTTAACTATGTTTGTACTGTTGAAATATCCGTAATTTGGTCCCCCCCATAATAATCTAACAGAACCATTAAATAAATTTCCGTCCGTATTTATTTCAGATATGTTGTTTGAATATAAATTTTGTAGTTGGTTTTTACCCAAACCAAAAGATGGTAAAACATAATAGTCATTAAGATATTGACTCTTAATTAATATAGACCATGTTTTAACTGTTTGGAAATATGATTCTGATGGTGATAATAATATTAAATTTCCTAATTTAATTTGAGTATTAATTTTTTCAGTTATTTGGGTTATAGTATCCGATGATAAAAATAAATTTTGTTTGTAAATTAAATAATAAAAATCATTAATAATTTTCGGATAAAATCCTAAATTTATTTCATTTAAAGTACCTGAAGATGTTCCTGTAGAACCTGAACATTTAATCTTATATTCATAGTTATTACCACCAACTGTTTGCCCTGAAAAATAATAAAGATAATCTAATGTAGGGTTAGACGTAGGGTAATAATTATTTAAAACGTCAAAATTAGTCCATATAGATGTTAATATATCTTCATCATTTAAAATATAATTTTTATATCTGTGCCAAATAGAACCGATTTTACAAACCCATAATTTTGGTAAAGAATGGACACCTGAAAATTTATTTAATGAAGACGATATAAAATTTAAATGAACATTTTCATTATCAATAAAAGATAAATACTTTTCTCTTAACGTTGATAACGGTAAACTATTTAAAAACAAATATGACGCAGCCTTAAACGGATAAGGAGTATTATTTCTTAAATTATTAATACCTTCTTGAATCGCATTAATGAAATACGGTGTGTTCATTATTGAGGTAGTTTCCTCATTTGTTGAATACTTTGTTTTACCTTCAGTTAAAATATAGTCTTTTGGTTTTCTGTTATTATAAAATGAATTTAAATCAACAGGCGGTGTAATTGTGTTATAGAATGGTTTAAAATTAGTAAAAGGTTTAATAATGTTTTTTTCATTATTTGTACCGTATCCCGCAGGTGTTTTATAATTACTAATTTTCTTTGTGTATGTATTGTAAAATAATGAAAAATTAGTTTTATTGTAAGAATTTTCAAAAGAAAATTCTGACTCACCGTTTGATAAATTATTTATTCTCCAATTTTCATTAGTATATGGTAATAAGTCAAAAATAGTTTGAGTATTGTGAACAGAACTTGACATATAATTTGTCATATTAGTCTCGGTTTTTAACGTTATTTTAATTGACGGTAAATCCGAAATTAAAAACCCACTTGGTGAATCTATTATTTTTTCTTTTAAATATTTTGTATTAAAAACACCAGCTTCTTTATTATTCCAAAATAAACCAGTTCCATCATTAGATATTGATTTTAAATATTCACCGAATGTTGCGATATCTGTAAATGGAGTATTTGTAAATTTAGAAACAATACTAGGTGAAAAGGTTAGTATTGAGTTAACAATATTGGTTCCTTCAGACTCTACTAAATAATTGATAAGTTGAGCGCTATATTGTGGGTCTGATAATTTCTTTTTAAGGAATCCATTATACTCAACTAATGAAATTAATCTTTCGTAAAATTCATAAAAGAAACTAACTTCTTCTAAATTTGAATATGGGACATTTGTTGGTATAGTATCAAACGCCGAAACCATTATTCGATTAACTTCACTTGTTGGTTCTAATGGGCTAACTGATGCTGGTGGTGTTTGTCTTTGCATATAACCCTTTAAAAACTCTTCAACAAATTCCACTTCAGGCCATATTTCATAATCATACGCCTTTGTATCATTAATCACATCATTATCACCAGGGTACTTAATTTCATATTTATTACATTCTTTTATTCGGGTATATAACGGCCATGGATAAACTGGAGAATCAGGAAGTCCTTTAATGTCAACATTTCCAACAGAAGTTTGTTTCTTTTTATTATTTCTAACTTGGTACGCTGCGACATGAACATCATCCATTAGAAGTAAAAACGCTTCAGTTGACGCCAATATAATTCCCATTATATTTTTTAAAGAAGGGACAAATCCTAACCCTGTTGATGACGCGATAAATTTAGCTAACTCATCAGTTAACTCTTTTTCAATTTTTTGTGAAGCGTCTTGTAAATTATCTTGTATTTTATTTAATAAATCATTAAACTGATTCGGAGAATCAAAGTCAAAATAATAATAAATTAATCCAGCACTCGTTAATGGGTCATTTATACGATGTAACTCGTCTATTTCGTTTTTAATTGAGTTTATTTCTTCTTCAGTAATTACATTACCACCGTTTCTTAATTTATAAGTTTTTTCTTCGTTAATTGAATTTGGTTTGATAATTCCAACACTTTCTAAAGTTATATTTACAGGTATAGGATATTTCCCATTTTTACCAAAAGTCGCATTATTTAAAAGTTTATCATTATAACTTTTAATTAATGGTTCTAATTCTTTAAATCCCGTAATTTTTCTACTGTTAACAGTATTATTATCTGTTAAAATTTCAGAAGAACCTTGTATTTCTGAAAATGTATAAAATTTTATTTCATTAGGTTCTATCTGTTGGTTTTCATTTACATCACCATTTTTAATAAAAAATTTTTGTCTCGATAAATAAACGTCAAACCACGATGTCCCTCTACCTGTGTAAATACCCTTTCGATAATCCGTAATTGCGTCTGAATATTCTTTAACATCATTTAATGCCGATAGTGAAACTTGACCAAATTGTTCTAAACTATAATTAATAAAATTATCTAATTTTGTTATAAGTTCTTGTATTGTTAATTCAGGAACATTTTCATCAATTAAATTTCTTGTTTTATATTTTTTGTAAACTTCTTTTAATTTTTCCATCCCTTTTTGTTGAATGTATTCATTAGAAGTCTGTGTTTGTGGAGCTAACTGTTCTCTAGCGGCAGTTTGTCCATTAGATGCCTGTAAAGGAACATTTGTTGTAGTCCTTTTTAAATACATTTGAGGTACCGCAAAAAGAGAAGCCATTGTAATATCGGTTAATACATTAAACTGATATGCAATAAAATTTAACGTTAACTCAAAATTACCTGTACTTGAGTTAAACGATGAATTAAATTTTTGTAATATTATAGGATATCTAATTGCCTTACCATAATAACCTTTAATAGTTAGATAAAAAGTTGGGTATGGTAAATTAAAAAAAGCAGAATAAAGAGAGTTGTCCCCACTTTCCATTAAAGCTCTACCTTTTGAGTCTTCTAAAGTTATAGTTATTGTTGGAACAAACGATGTGTTAACTTTATACGTTACAGTCTTTAAACCTAATAATTCACCATTAATAATATTAGGGTCATCTACATCAGTTTGTAATTTAGTCCAATTTGTTGTTAAGTATTCTTGGTCGTTAGGTTTTAAAAAATTAATTTTACCATACGCAATTTGTGTTGTAGTTTGATTACCATCAATACCTCCAATTAATCTACTTCTTGGTTTAATATCACATTCTAAATTGACATAATAAACCAAATCTTCCATAGGAATATTTCTATCTTCAGCGTTACCAAACTGGTTGGTAACTTTATTAGGATTAACTATGAAGATATTATTTACATCTTTTTCAATAAAAATATTATTGTTCGCCATAATAATAGAAATAACGCTCTAAAGCTGATTTATAATCTAATAAAGAAGATGTTAAAGGGAAGGGTATGTTAAGAACGGCATTGTCAGGAATGTTTAATTCCGAACCTCCATATTGTGAGTTTGATTGTAAAATAAACCAACCAAAATAAGGTGAGTCATAATAAAGTTGGGATATCTTATCTAAACGAGAAACACCAAGTTTATAAATATATTTTTTGTCGGAGTTTTTCGCAGGAATAGTAATATACGGAATAGTATTTTGTTGGTCATTTGCCGTAAAAAGTTGATACCTGTTTAAATATTCGTTAGCCATTAGTTAAAATATTTCTTTCCGTTATATGTTGATTGATTATTATCAATATTAACATTTTTATAAATGTTGGAAACATTAGTTTGTTGATTTGATGTTGAACCTGCCGAAGTAAATGTAAAATCTCTGTCTTTACCTTTTACACTAACACCATCAACTTGTGGGTTATAATTCTTATAAATCAAATAACTTTGACCTGTAAAAAAATTATTCACATATGATGTTTGAGCATTTTTTTCATCAATAATTGATTGAGAAATAGAACCCAAATACGTTAAAACTTTCGTCTTTGTGTTTTCACTTACAGGTGTATAATTCTGTGTTAAAAAATTCTTTAAATTTTCAATAGATTGATTATCTGTAAAATCATTTGAGAATAATGTAAAAAATAAATTCAACCCACCTGTTGAACTATAATTAGTGAACGGAGTAAAATACAAAGTTGAAACTGTTGGTTCAATAATTAAGTTATTAGATAACAATAAAGAGTAATAACTTTTAAAATCATTAGCGATTTTTGTATAATCAGTTCTAATATCAGTTAAAGTATCTGAAGTTCCGTAAGGTTCTCCAGTATTAGTTAACGCAAATATAGAGCCATTTGAATTTAACTTACCATCAGTAGCATCACAAACTAAATCCATTCTTCTAAATATTTGATAAATCTCAGATTGTTGATTAGTTATTGATTGTATTTTACTACCAATACCTTGTAATATTGTATTCTTTCTATTTTGACAAGCCGCTTTAAAATTTGATTGGACTATTCTAATTTCGTTTTGAGGAACATTTTTAGATAACAAATACATTGTTAACATGTCTGTTCCATTTTCAATCTCAGTAATTAAAGCAGACATTACACTTGTAATATAATTTGGGTAATTATTAAATTTACCCAAAATTTTCACATCTGAAACAGGTGCTTGTAAAGAATTAAAAGTTCCATTTTTAAATAATCTTTCATTATATATTTGAGTTAAAACACCATAGTTATACTCTTTGGTAACGCTTGTGATGAAACTTTCAACTAAATTCATATAATTTTGACTATTGTCAACTGCAGAATCAACTAAATTTTTATATTGTATAGTACCAGTTAAAACACCATTAGTATTTGTAGATTCTGATACATTTCCAATAAAATTACCACCGTCTGTTGGGTTTTGATTTGTTGCCTGATTACTTGCTAAGTTTTGATTATTAGTTTGATTTGACAAATTTTGTAAAGTCCTTAGATTTGAACCTAAACTATCTTCACCAGTTATAATCGCAGTTAATTTAGTTGTGTCGGTAGGAATTGACCTTTCATCATACATTTCAGTATTAGCATAGTAATTAAATGATAATGCATTTTGTAATCTGTCAATTGGTTCTTTCAAACCATGTCCACCAATCATTTTAAAACCTAATTTTGCGGTAACAATCATTGGTTGAACGCCAATACCTTCAGGATTAAAATCTAATGTTTCGTATGAAAAACTTAAACTTTCAGGTACGATTTTACAATTGTAAAAATCACCAATTCTTAATACTAAGATAGGTGGTGAACCAAAATTTGTATTTAAAGAATCTTTAGTTTCAAAATCACCTGAAGACGTTTTTGTTGGTATTGTATTACCAGGTCTAACACATTGATTTAAAAAAGTTAATCTTGAATTAAATCCTTCAGGTGTAATAGAGTGGAATGCCGGATTAAAGAATTTAATTTTTGTTTTAAAACTATCGTATAAAAATGGGTCTTCTTGTTTGATTATTTCAAAATAATTTTTCTCATTTAATAATTCTGATAGAATTGTTTTACTTAAATTTTTAACTTTAGACTCAACACTTTCTTTTTTCTTTTTCTTATTACCAAAAACATCTGATAAAAATTGTCCAGTACTTCTTCTTAAATTACTATTAGTATCATTACTGTTTGTATTAACCGCACCACTATTTTCACTATCAGGAGGTTGTGCGGTAACCGTTATATTTTTTACTCTCATTCCTCTACAAGCCATCGCTTGAATTGAAAATGGTGTATTAGTATTGTTAATAATTGTAGTACAATCAAACGAGTCAAAAGGTTCACTTGATTTTATAATTGCAGAAGATTGTATATCACTACTTAATGTAATTTTAAATTTACCATTTTGAACATATTTTCCAAGTGGTGAACTTTGGAAAATATATTCTTCAAAAAATATTTTAATTGATGATAATCTATCATTATTATATGTTGTCGATTCACTAGCATTTGTCTCAACATCCAAAGTACCAACAAGTTCTAAACTTACTTCACCCCCTGCGATTAAAATTTCAACAATTTCATCCCTCAACAATAATAATTTATTATAATTTTCTGTTATAACTTTTTCAAAAAAACTACTCACAGGTTCTTGGGGTTGTTGTTCATTATAAAACCCTTCAACATTTATATAATCAGCGTATAAAATTTCGTAATCAGTGCTTGATTCAATACCATTATATGCATCAAAATAAAATCCAAAATCATTGTAATTTTGACTTAAACCAACTCTTTGGGAATCAGTAGGATTACCTTCATCCTGTGGTAATGATTCTAAAGCCTCAAGTTTATCTTCTTCAGATGTTTGGTCACTTTCTAAAACTTGCTGATATATGTCTTCTATAGTGTTTAAACTTAGACTTCCGAAGTTTTTAGCTAATTCATAAATGTCGTATTTTCTACATCCCGCAAAAAATGAATTAACAACACCATTTATTAAATCACTATTTTGATTTTCTAATTCTCTATTAACAATTAAGTTTAATACTGACGGATGGTCAACAACAATTTTAAACGAAATATCTCCTTGTCTTGTTGTATTGTTATATGTGTAAATTGGTTCAGGTCTTCCGATAAAATTAGTTGCGTTAAAGTTCGCATTTGAGCTATCTCCAAAAGTTAATTCATATGGTGGAAACCACATAATTCTACCCCCATTTGGGCCCTTCTCAATATCAGGTAAGTTATTAAATTCGGGTGTTGATTTCCAAGCTAAGTTTTCTAATGAAAACATATATTTTTTAACACTTCCTCCTTGGGTTGAAGTTCCTCCATTTTTATACGGAACAATATTAAGGTTGTAAGCACTATCTAGTACTGAATATGAATACCTTCTGATATTACCATTTGTATCCGTACCACTTGTATTGGCGTAAGTTCCTTGTAAATCTCCGTAAGTATAATAAGGTCTGTCTTTTGAGAAAATTCTACCATATTCAGTTCCAACAATAGAACCATTTTCATTAACATATTTTTTAACCTTAGAACCCTTTGTTAACTCCTTATATCCATCCCAAAAAACTTTTGACACTTGGTTCATTGCGTTACCAACATGAGCCAATCTATCTTTACCCTGTGCAGGTGTGGAGTCAATTATTCTTTGAGTAACGTCTAATATAGAACCTGGTCTGAAATCATAACCTGTAGATAATACCTGTTGATAAGATGAACTTAATGGTGTAAATGTTTTATTATTACCATAAATTCTACCATCTTGTCCCACAGTTCTTCCGGCCTCAACCTTCGTAAGTTCTGAAATCCAAACAAACCCACCGTCAAAAACAGGTCTTTTACTATAATCTTGTCCCGCTAAACCAAATTGAAAGTTTTGGTCACCTTCGTAAAGTATTCCAACCTTATCAGGTCCGTATACAGGTGTCCTTGTTGGTATACCATAAGCATTAGTTGGACTAGCATTTGGAGGTGATATAACGTTTGTAATATCCGATTCTTGTCTACCAACATATAAATTACCAATAGAATTAGGGTTTTCAAAAAAGTCAGAAAGAAAAGTACCAAGTTGAGTTAGATTAAATGAATAATCAGGTTTATATCTGTTATACGCAATAGTATTAAATAATACACTTTTTTGTCCTGAACCTGTATTTTGTAAAAAAATTATAGAAGGATTTTGTCTATTTAAAAGATTACCACCTAAATTACCTAAAGTTTGTTGTGGTTTAATTCGTTGTCTTTCAACATCTGAAAAATAACTTCCTTCGATTGGTGAATAGGGTAATAAAAAACCTGCGACTCTTTGTAAAAAATATGCTGCGTAATCTATGACACCATTAGGAACTGTAATTGTATAATTTCTCTGTATAAAAGGTTCTTGTCCTGTGGCAACTAATGTTGCTTCAAACGGACTTGTTAAAACACCTAAATTAATCGCGCCAACTGTATTTCTTTCAATTTCACGAGCAATTCTTTGTTCAAACGCATATGTTAATCTTTCCGCACCGATTCTTTGTATATAAGAATCACTTATTAATTCAGGGTCGTTATTTAATATTTCTGTTACTGTATAATCACCCTGAACAAAATTTATTGGGAATAAAACACCATCACCATAAATTCCACTTTGTTCTAATGTTTTTGCCAGTATTTTTTCATCAACCACGAATAAATCATCATAACTACCTTCAGGTGTATATCTATTTACAACCGCAGCGTTATCAATAAAACTTTCATTGATAATATCAAGTTTAGTAAAATTTGGGTTATATTCGTTTTGTCCAATTTCCTCACCTGTAGATACAGGTCTTGGGGGTTGTGGTATATCAAGAGAGTTAACTAATTCGGCACCGTCAATAAAATTTCCAGCTGGTCCGTAAATGTTTATAATTGTATTTAATTTTGGTTCCTCGTATATACTATCACTAACATTAGGAGTATCAACAGGTGAACTATCCGTTAAATTTGTTGTGTAATTTTGTTGAGATTCGGCACTGGAAAATGAACCCTCAATTTTATAAGGCTTTAAGTTTCGAGAAACAAGTGTTTTTCTAAAATTTTCCGAACCGTTAAAAGAAAGAATATTTTCTTGCATCAAATCTTTTTATAATAAATAGAATGAAACAGATTTTATCAGGCGGTTAAACCGTAGTTTTTAATATTTTCAGTTATCTGTTGAACAAGTTGTTGTTGTAATGATGTATTATCTCTTAAAGATTTTGAAAATTCTTGAGCAACATTTATATCAGCTCCTTTGGACTCATGTGTAAAGTTGATATTCACATTAAGTTCTTTTGGGGTTGATTCTTTTTTTACTTCAGTAGAAGCGTAATTATTTTCAACCGCAGTTGGTAATATTGGTGATGGTGATGATGCACCAATTGCGGATGCTAATTTTTGTTGATTTACAGCCATTAACATATCTCCTTTATCTAAAGAATAGTGTATTCCGTCAGCAGTTACCGCAATATCACCTCCAGATTTTGGTATTAATAAATCCGTTATTTTTTTTTCACCTGTTATGTATTGACCAATTTCTTTTCCAATATCAACAGCGGTTTGAGCCGCGGTAGTAGTTATAACCGCCTTTAACACGTCAGTAGGTGTGGTATTTTCATACGCTGCCCCCAACCCTTTTTTACTAATATCAAACATACTTTTACCAAGGTCTTCTAAAGCCAATGTCGCAGAAGCTAAATTACCCGCACCACCAATAGAAGCCGTTTCAATTAATGACTTTGTTGAATTTGCCATATTTACGGCATTTTCATTCATATCCTTGTTATTTATTGTAAGAAGTTTTAAAGTCTCATTTTTTGAAGCGTCATTTACACCATATAATTTTTCATTGCTAGCCGCTAATGTTTGTAAAATAGCATTTCCATATTCACCTGTTGCTAACATAGTACTTAATGAATTATTAAAAGTTTCTTGTAAATTACCAATTCTTTCAAGTTGACTCAAACTTTGTGAAGCAATATCATACATTTTTTCACCTTCAGTTAAAGTTTCTTTTTGTAATGAAACTAAATCTTCTTGACCTAATTGAGTTATCGCTTTTTCAATATATTCACCATTTTCATCTTTTACCTTAACAACATACTCACCCTGAGTATTCATTTCAGCCATGTTTGTAATCAAAGCTTTTTGTTCTTCGGTCATATTCAGACTAAACCTGCTAAAATCAATTTCAGAAAGTTTTTTTTCCATTTTAGAACTTTCTAAAGACATTTTTGCGAATTCTTCATAACTTATACCTAAAGACTTAGCTACTTCATTTAATTGCTTTCTAGCACCAGGCATGATTTCAAATTGTTTAGTATCTTCGTTAAATACGGTATATTGTTTTGATAAATCAACAAGTTGATTTTGTAACTCAGGAAGATTGTTTTGAGCTAAATCCATCAATTTTAATGGGTCAAGTAATGCACCTGACGTTGCCCCTAATCTTTGTAAAGTCGCAGAAATTTCTATAGCAGCTTCAGGTCCTTTATTGAAGATGTCGTCCGCAACTTGAAAAGCTGACTTCATATCTATTCTCATAGATGCTGCTTTTGCCGCCATTTTTGCCAAACCTTCAACCCCATTACCAAAACCAAACTTATTTAGTTTTTCTAAATTATCGGTTACCAATTTAGACACCACTTGACTATTTAACCCCATACTTGAAGCAAGTGTAACCACTTTCTCCATATTTTGAGTAATCTGTGACATTGAAAAACCAGCATTCTGAAAACTCGTTAATAGTGTATCAGCCGCAAGTCCCGTAACTTTATTTGTTGAAATTAAATCGTTTAAATTTTCTTTGGTTAATACAACATTACGACCTGTAGCAGTATTGAATAACTCCTGTGTTTTTACAAATGTTCCAAAATCAGCACCAATTAAACCTAATTCATTATAAGCTTCACCAAAAGTTCTTTTAATTCTTTTAGCTGCCTCTTCATTTAGTCCCATTTTTCCAACTAAGGAAAACGCACCTTTGTCGGCTTCTGCAATTCTTTTGTTAACTTCTAAAAAACTATTAATTAAACCTAATGCAGGTTTTTGAATAGCATTAACATTAATTAATAACTGAGCTATATTTTCACCAATAAATTTGGTTTCTTCTGCGGTTATAGGTATTTTACCACTAACATCATCTGTTTGTAACATACGTATTTTTTAAATAAATACTTTAGGTCTAACTTTTAGGTGTATTCATTTCTATAACAGTATTAACCAAATAAAGACGGTGAGACGTAGGAATTAACATAAAATCCGAATACGGAATATGTAAAAACCTACTTAATAAAAGATATTGGTCTAAAAGATGTTTGGTATAATCAGAAGAAAGGGCGAAAAAACTCAGCCCCAAAGGTAACTCGAGTGAGTACACTTTTTCCAGATGGGGCTATAATTTCTTTGATTAAGTCTAATGACGGTTGATTTTTATTTATAAAATTGGTAATAAATTTGGAATCCATTATCGGCATTTTTTCAACAAACTTAGCAATTTCTGTTTTATCCTCATTGTTGTCAATACTAATAATTTGTTTTACCAATCTCCAAGTAACTTTAGGAGCAACCATGTTTTTTGGGTATGAATTTTCTCTATCAGATAATTCTTTTTTATCACCAAACGTCAATAATTTTAATTTTACGGTTTTTCCACTTTTTGGGAGTGTTGCTGTGTAGTGACCATTTTCATCAGGGTCAACCTCAGGTTTAGAAAAGTTTAACTCCTCTAAAGAAAAAGTTGATTCAAATTTATTACCTGTTTCAGGGTCAGTTAAATTAACAGTGTATTCAGGACCAAATGCGGTATTTCTTAAAAAAACTAAAATTGCTTCAATATCACCTTCTAACATATCATCAACCTTCAAATCAGGTTCATAAACTTTAGAACGAATTAATTGTTGGATAACTTGGTCACCAGACATATTAGAAGCGTTTGCCAAAATATTTTCATCAGCTGCAGTTAAAAAACCAACTTTAACCGATTTTTTTTTGTTTTTATAAAATTTACCTCCACTTGGTAAAGTTATTACATCATGTGGTAAATTAAAATTCATTTGATTAACATTTTGTTCTTCCATAAATTCGTTTTTGTTTATAACATATAATAGTTTAATTTATTGTAAATAAAAAACCCACATTTCTGTGGGTCTTAATATAATATTTGTAATAGTATTAGTAAAGTAATACACAATAGTCAGGACGAAGTGTCAATGTAATATTAGCCAATGCGTCGTCCGCATAACCAAGAGAACCAAAATCAACGTCAGTCAAGAAACATTGGATTAAAGACCACTTTTCAATAACAACACCTGTCGGGTCTAACATTTCAAGTTCAACGTCTTTCTTATATCCTGCTGCATAACCCATACGACCCGTTACTGATTCAGCGTGTAAACGAACCCATTCCATCATTGCTTGAGCGGCTGAAGGTCCAATTGGGTCACGTAGTGTAACACCAATAGTATTCCATTCGTATTTTCCCGCAACATATCTTTTAGTATTTAGAAAAGGAATATCAATAGGGTTTATAGTTATTTTAGGTCTATTTGTTGTTTCTACAAACCATTCGTTTATACCCAATTCAGAAGGAAATCTTAGAATAAATCTATTTTTCTTTTTGGGTTCATACGGAAAAGGCATTTTCATCAGTAAATCAGCCATATTATTTTGTTTTTAAATTTTCTTTTATTTTATTATAAATAGTGTCAATTAAATATTTTTCTATTTACTTTGAATTTTTTTTCAGTCAAACTTGCTATAAGTCCAGTTTATAAATATTAATATAATTTCTTTTCTCCTCCATGTGTTGATATTGTTTGAATAATATTTTCTGGGTCTTTTGATAATTCATCTTTAACTTTTTCCAGATTTCTTAAATCATCATCTGAAAAACCTATTTTAGGTATGAATCTATTACTAATATCATCTTTAAACATTATAGGTTTTTTTAATCTTCCCGCCAAATATTTCACGTATTGTTGGAACTCTCTTAAAGCATCTACTTTTCCTTTTTCAGGACTTTGTGCCGAACCGGCTCCAAATGTTACAGGATAATACTTGTTCATATCCATATAAGCATTAATAAGTTCTTTATCACTCATATCTTCTTCACCCGCGAACTTTCTAAACTTTCTTAAATTTTTAACTAATTCTTTTTTAGATATCCCTTTAAAATTAGTTTCAATCATATTTTCGATTGCTCTACGTAACGCTAATGGTGAATGTCCTCTTGCAGTAACTATTGAAAAGATTGAGCCTCCATTAATCGCTTCAACAAAGTCATCCCATGCCGGACCTTCTTTTGCCATCATTGCGTCAATAATGAACCTCTTATCCCCTTTGGTTCCAAAATTTCTGAATGGGTCGTCAGCAAACCCAACAATAGTTTTCTTTTTATATTCAAAAGGTTCAACTCCAACTTTAACACGATATTCCGCAAAGTCTTCTGTTGACATACCAACTTCTTCACCACCTTCAGTACGAAGTATTATTTGTGTCGGCATTGTAAGAATATTATCATCCCAGTCAAAAGCATAATACTTTAAATCGGGTGTAACTTCTTCCTCAAATTTTTCTACTAAAAACATTTTCATAACTATAAATATTAACAAAATAAAAAACCCCCACATTTCTGTGAGGGTCTTTTTAGATATTATTTTTTAGATATTTTCAAACGATGCTCCTGTTGGAGTGATTAAGAACTCAATATCAATGAATTCAAGAGCTTTAGTTGGTTTGATGTAAATCTTACCTACCATTTGGTTAGCGTCTAAGTCTTCAGGTGTGTTTTGAACAGTAACTCTGAAGTCATACAAACCTCTATCTCTACGAATCGCATCTAAGATTGGGTTAACAGAATCTAAGAATTGTTGTCTTACTAAGTTGTCGTTTTGTTCGAACAATAATCTTACGGCTACTGCTGAAATCAACTTACGAGCTTGTAATAACAATCTTCTTACGTTAATTCTGTCAAGAGCTGACTCTCTAATTTGAAGAGTTTTATTACCCCAAATAACAGTTCCAACGTCGTTGAAAGTTGCGATTGGGTTAATTCTTCCTTTGTAAAGAGTATCTCTATCTTCTTGAGTTAATCTCTTACGAGCTCTAACCGCATTTACCACACCTCTTGTATAACCAGCAGTTGCGAACCATGGGAACGCGATGTTATCTGTTAACGCGAAGTTTCTTGTTGCTTCAGCCGTTGCTGGAATATAGATTTGAGTGTTATTTACCGTATCACGAGTAAGAACCCATGGGTAGTAAGTTGCGGTATAGTTAGAATCAATATTAGTGTTTTCCAAGTTATCAACCGCTTCTTGTGGGTAAATTAAATTATCCATTGAAGTTGAAGGTTGTAATAAATTGAAATCAGGAGTTGTACAGATGTAGATTGAGTCCGCTCTGTCATTCTCAACAATATCAATTACTTGTTCTACTAAATCACCATTGTTAACATAATCAATACCAGGTGTTACTAACACATTGATATTTGTTACCTCAGGATTTGCGAATTGTTGAACACCCAATAGGTATGCATAATAGTCAGTGTTTGCGTAATCAACTGTGTTATCACCAACTGTGATTTGTTTAAACGCTCCCCATCCTGTAGCATCTGTGTAAGGTACACAACCCGCTAACGCTCCTTGTTTATAACCAGTGTTACCTAATCTGTAACGGTCAGCATTTGTTCTGTATTCACGATAGATATCCCATCCATCAAAACCACCTTGTACCAAGAAAGTAAACTTACGAGAATACAAGAAGTAATATGGGCTAGTTTGTGAAGTAGGTTCAGAACTAAATGACCCAGCTCCAACATAAAACGCTGTTTGTCCACTATTTGAGTAAACATTTGCTATTGTTACCGAAGTTGCTCCACTATCCATGTGGAAACCTTTAGTTTGTAATCCCCAACTTACATGACTTGGCTCAGTACAAGTTGTTGTTATTGGATTTGGCATTCCTTTATATTGGAAGAAATCAGGGTCATAACCTGGTGAGTCTGATGAGAAAGCCACTGCTGAAGAAATACCTAAATAAGTTCTTCTTATGTTATCACCTGAACTTTGAACCGCATTATCTAAACCAGCAGTAGTTCCAAATGGTGGGTTGTAAATAACTTCACCAGGATAGTCATACTTTGTTTTATAAATTTGGAACGGTGATTTAGCACCTGTGTATTTACGAGTTTCAAAACCTTCAAAACCACAAGGAAGAGCGTCAACTGGAGCTTCCGTGTTAATTTCAACCATAATGAATTTTGATTTTATTGCGAACTCACCATCTGAACTACCAACTTTTTTAGCTACGTAGTTGTTTTCACCAGGATTCATACTACAATTAGTGAATTTCTCTAAAACAACAGGGTTAGAATCTGTGTCAAAGAAATCTCTAACAATTAAATCAAATGTTCCATTGTTAAATGAAATGTTTGCGATTGAAATTTTAATTTCAGCGTTCGCATCATTTCCGTCAGAAATTGTAACAGCTCTGAATAATCTGTAAACTAAATTACCACGTAATTCTGAAACAACCCATGGTGATTGTGGAGTTTGATATCTTTCTAAATAATATGCGATTGAATCAATATTATTATTTCTTGCTTCAGGTAAAGATATTAAAGAACAATTTAATCCTCTAATAAATCCTTTATTATATCCGTAAGATAACAATGTAGAATATCTTTCTTCAACAAACAAAGGAACTTCAGATTGGTCTTTAGCGAAGTTTTCAACTCCAAATACTTTAGTTATAAAGTTAGCGTTTGAAGGTGTAAAAGACGTTTCAAAACTAAATGATGTTGAATCGTAACTTAAACCTGAAATTACAAATGTCGCAAATGGATTTTGAGTTACCGCAGAGTAACTTCCTGTACAAATCATTTGAACGTCAGAAGTTCCTGTTACTTGATATTCAGGACCATGTTGAGTAGATGAATAATTAGTTACCCCTCTTGAACGAAGTGTCGCAATTACTAAATCATTATAACCTGAATAAGTTAAACCTGAAAATCCATAATAATAACCTGAAACAGTTCCTGTAAAACTTCCAGCGGTACTAAACGCACTTCCTGATAAAGAACTAATATTAGTATAGAAAGAGTTTCCGTAATACGCCTCACCTGTTGCTGGCGGTACGAAGTTAGCATAGAACCAAGCGTCATTTGTACCTGAACAATAATCTATTGTTGAAGCACTTATACTATCAACATCAAACACATTTGTTGCGGAAGTTAAACCCGCAACAACATTTGCGTTAACTTGAGTTCCTGAAACAGGACCAAAATAATATGCTGATGTTGCAGATAATGAATTAGTTGATAAAATACTTGATATCTGACTTCTTAAATCTGACAATATTGATGAATTAGTACCATCAAATGCTGTGTAGTTATTTGAGTAATAAGTATTACCTGAAATCACTGAAGGGACTGCTGAAGTAAACTGTATTGAAGTTGTTGATGCGGTTGAACCCGTAAAGTCAAAACTAAATGAAGTTCCACCAGTAATTCCAATAGTATTACAATCAACATTAGCAACTGTTGTGATAGACCAAGAAGGACCTGCGTCATAACCTGATAAACCTAAAACTCTTGTTACAAAAAGTTGATTTGATTGTTGTAAATATGATTTAGCAATGTATGCAGCTTCATATTTTGGGATTTGTGTATTCACAAATTTTTCAGGAAGTGTACTACCGAAGTAAGTTTCAAATTCTCCGTAGCTTGAAATGAATATAGGTTCAAACGCTGGACCTCTCAAGGTTTCCCCAACTATACCTAAAGTAGTAACTCCGACACTTTGTGAAACAAATGATAAGTCTCTTTCTGATGTATATACACCCGGCGAGACGAAAACTTTGTTTGATGTTGCCATGTTTATTTTAAATGTTTTTAAAAATTTATTTATTGATAAATATTGTCATTCTAATCAAAAACTAATGGCATTACTAACTATTTATAAATCAGTAAGAATAAATTCTACCTTTTTTCTACCTTGGAAATTAAGAATATAAAAATATCCCCTGACAGTCATAAAATCCTAAAGGACTACTGTATGAAACATGGTTTAAAAATTCATAAGTTTTTAGAAAAACTAATTAAGGATAATTGTGAGGAAAAAAAAGATATCTACGGGGAACGTTAGATTAGTGTTGAAACTAAATTAAATGACGATGGTTGAGCGTTATTTGTTTTAACAATATTAATAGTTAAAATATCATTTGTATTAATTTGTATCACACCAGCGGGTAATGTTGTAATATTGTTTCCATAATATAACCCGTTAATTAAGAATTCATACGTGTTTATATTAACATCACCATTAATATTAATATTTGCCGAATAACTAAATGTTTGAGTATAAGAAGTTACACCTACAGGAAAATTAGCATTAAAAACATATTGGTCAGGATTTGGTGGGTATTGTTTTCTTTTTACTTTTTTCTTTCTGTTGTCTAACTCAACTAACATTAAACTCCTACTAATTGCAGGTTTAACTTCATATTCTTCTTCATCACTTAAAAATCCTTGTAGTGTGAAAGCGTAAGATTGTATATAATATCTTCTTTTTTCCACATCCATAACCGATTCATCAGATACTTCGTCAAGTGTTATTGGAATGTAATGTCCTTTAATTTGAGTATAAGCTTGACGAGACGCAAATTTTTCGATAACAATTTGATTGAATTTATTCAATTCTCTCATTCTATTACAGATAATTTTAACTGAAAATTTTATATCAACAGGAACTGGTTGTGGAATAGTATATATATCCATACCTTTTCTTTGTCCATCCCATGTTGGGACCGCAGCATAATAATATTGTTTTCTATTTGGTATATTATATCTTAATGAAGGTAATGACCCAAATTTTACTTCAGGTGTTCTTACTGTTGTAATAATTGGAGGTTGAACATTTTTATCAATGTTATTAAAATCCCAAGTTTGTGTGAATTGAGCCCAATTCTGAGTTGTCATTAATATATCAACAACTCTGACAACTTTTCCACCAACAACCGTTTTTAAATCGTTTTTAACAAAATCCAAAAAACCTCTATCTAAATCTTCATGTAAAATAGATTTAGGCAAGTAAGTTCCGTCCTTATTGATATCTTCAAGAAGTTCTAATCTTCTTTCATAACCGACAGGAGGGTATGTTAAAGGTAAAGTTTTTTTAATTTTAGGTAACGCCATTATTTTTCTTCATTATTATTACCACATTTATGACAAATATATGGGTCGTTTCCTCCGTCAGATAAGTCCCAAGACCAACCACAATCACAAATCACCCTACCATCTTGTATTGTCTCAACAATCATTCTTAATTGTTTTTCAGAAATAATAATTTTCATTTTATAATCCTCTAAATTCGTTTTCCATTACAGGAGATGCGTTTATTGTTCTATAAAATGGTTTATATCCTGCGTATGTGTGTTTGTTATCTGAAACAACACGACCATCATTATTAACCACATAATACCTCACTTGGGTTTCAGTTTCATAATATCCAATATAATCTCCAAGTTCAATATCGATTTCTAATTCATCTAAATGTTTTTGGTAAACAGAAATTCTTGCGTTACCTGGTTCCATTTGATTAATCTTACTTGACCCAAGAAATTTATTTTCAGGGGCAACAATTTGTAAAAAAGCCTTAAACTCAACAGGGGGTAAAAATTTAATCCCATCAACCGACGCCTCACCATAAACATCATCAACATTTGTCTTCTGTTTGTCAACACGATATAGTACAAGAGTGAAGTTCATATCACCTTCTAACCATTCTCTCCCCATACTAATATCTAAGTTGTAATCTTCCGCTCCGAAAAATTTACCTAATCTTGTTATTGGAACTATTCTATTTGACATATTGATAAATATTTCTTTTTTGATTATTATTATAGTTGTATAGTTAATTAAAATATTTTGACGACTTCCACGGGACATTTAAGTGTTGAACAACAGGCAATATCCATTCTTGAAAATTATCAGGGCTCAAATAACTATATCCTTAAATTAAAAAAACAGATTGAGTCAAATAAAAAATATGTCCCTACGAGAGCCCAATGTGATTATGTTATTGAATATAATTCAGTAGTTCCAAAAGTTGCCAAGAAATGGGTTGAGATTGACTCGTATTTTTCTCAAAAACTTGTTGCCGATAATCCATTTATTAAGGAACCTGATAAAATCTATGTTGAAAAGATTTTAATTGAGAAAGATAAATCATATCATATTTGGGGTAAGATTTTTAGTGGTGAGACTATTCATGATTTTTGGATACCCAAAGCAGCGGTTATTAAACAATACACTGAAAACTTGGTTGATGTTGATTATACAAAATATGAGAACCGACCACCACTTGCTCACCAAAAAGAAGCAATTGAAAAGTTATTAAAGAACGACAAGTTTATTTTAGCGGATGATATGGGACTTGGTAAAACAACAAGTACCGTTATTGCATCTTTAGAAAGTGGAGCAAATAGAGTTTTAATTATTTGTCCAGCATCACTCAAAATAAATTGGGAAAGAGAAATTAAAAACTATACCGACAAGTCAGTTTATATCTGTGAGGGTAAAAAGTTTGAACAAGCGGATTACGTGATTGTTAACTACGACATTCTTAAAAACTTCCACGACCCAAAAGATAAATTAAACTCAACAATCCTTAATTCAAAATTTGATTTGGTTGTAATTGACGAAGCACATTACGTTTCAAATGCTCAAGCTCAAAGAACAAAGATTATAATGGATGTAACCAAAAATATTAAAAAATTATGGTTACTAACGGGAACACCAATGACTTCTCGTCCAATGAATTACTACAATATTTTAAAACTTATTGATAGTCCTGTAAGTCAAAACTGGCAAGCATATGCTATTAGATATTGTGGTGGATATCAGTTTAGAGTTGGAGGTAAAAAGATTTGGAATGTGACAGGAGCATCAAACTTGGAGGAGTTAAGAGAAAGAACTTCTCGTCAAATTTTGAGAAGATTAAAAACTGATGTTTTAGATTTACCTGAAAAAATTATGACACCTGTTTACCTTCGTTTGAAATCAAGATTATACGAAGGTTTGATGGGTGAGTATTATGATTGGTATAATAACAGACAAGATGAATCAAAATCATTATCAGTTCAGTTTACAAAACTTATGAAAGTAAGACAAGTTATTGCAGAAGAAAAAATACCGATTACAATTGAACTTGCTGAGAACATTATTGAGCAGGGTAAAAAAGTTATTATCTTCAGTAACTTTACTGAACCACTTAAAAAGATACACGAACATTTTGGTAAGAAATCTGTTTATTTAGATGGGTCAACATCAAAACCTGCAAGACAAGATGCTGTTGACAAGTTCCAAGAAAGTGATAAAATACAAGTTTTTTGTGGTAATATGAAAGCGGCAGGTGTTGGATTAACACTCACGGCAGGTGAAGCGGTTATTATGAATGACTTATCATTTGTTCCTGCAGAACATAGTCAGGCGGAAGACAGAGCTTACAGATACGGTCAAAAAAATTCAGTTTCAGTGTACTACCCACTATTTGAAAATACAATCGAAGGTGTTATCTACGACATTCTTATAAAGAAGAAACAGATTATTGGTACGGTTATGGGTGATGTAGATGAAAATTCTGTAGATATTGTTGAACAAATACTTAACGAAATCAATAGTAAGTAAGTATTTATAATTAATGAAATCGTTAAATTTAGTATCAGAGTCATTAGTTAGTCGCATATTAGGTGAGGAAACTCAACCTGAAACCAAATTTTTTATTAACGAAATGAAAACCATAGGTATTGATAAATTACCTTATGGATACGCATCATTAAGAAGATTTATTGACCCCGAAACAATGAAGTTTCATTATCAAAAACATTACAAGGGGTATGTGAAAAAATTAAATTCAGCTCTTCGTAAAAAAGATTATGGTGATGTTGAATTAGAAAACATTGTTAAACAAATTTCAAAGTATAATACAACAATAAGAAACAACGCAGGTGGAGCATTTAATCACGCATTGTTTTGGAAGATGTTATCACCAACCCCACAAAAACCAAGTGGTGAAGTGTTTGAAAAGATTGTTAAACAATTTGGAACATATCGTAACTTCAAAACTAAATTTGAAGAAATCTCAAGAAAAAGATTTGGTTCAGGATGGTGTTGGTTAGTGTTAACCGATACTGGTAGATTAAAAGTTATGTCAACTTCAAATCAGGACAACCCACTTATGAACATAATAAACAAAGGTGGTTTTCCGTTGTTAGGTTTAGATTTGTGGGAACACGCTTATTATTTAAAATACCAAAACAAAAGAGACGAATATATTGAAAATTTTTGGGACGTAATTAATTGGGAATTTGTTAACGAGTTATACAAATCAAAAACTGAAAAAAAATTGAACGAGTCAATTTCACAAAAAAAACTTTTATACGAAAACGTATCTGATTATTCAGATATTTTTAGTAATAATAAAAATGTTCTTTGGACTTATAGAAGATGTATTGATAATACATTAAAAAGAGTTTTATCTGATAAGTGGCGTGAAAACAATCAATACTCTGAAGGTTCGTCTTCAGGTATTTACGACTTAGAACAACCAGGTCGTTCAGTAATTAATAAATTAAATACAAACTATATTGGGTTTAAAATTTTAGTTGATGATTTAAATGCTGTTCTTACAAAACTAAATAAACCCACATTAAATTTTATTGGGGTAACACCTTCACAACAAGTAGAAGAAATAAATAAATTTTGTGAATATCTGAGTTTTTTTGGTGAAAGAATTTTTAAAGGTTCTAAAACTCTTGATAAAATTATGAAACTTTTAAAAAGAACACATGACAAAGGTGGTCAACTTGAGGAGTATGTCGCTAAAAAAATCAATAAAGAATTCGGAGATGGTACCGCGGTTATCGTAGGTAGTTTAGGTTCAAAAGAAGATTTTGCGGGTACAGATTTAACAGTTAATTTTGATGATAAAATACAAACAGCTCAAGTAAAACCAATTTTAAATATGGAAGTAATTGAAGGTTTTTACCATATTAAAATCAAAGGGTTTGTCAAAAAATTTAATACCGACTTATTAATTTTCTCAAATCTTAACAAAGAAGTTTATATTTTTAAAAACAAAACAGTAGCTTTTAGTTCAAGTATGTTTAAAATCCCAACACAAGATTTAATTTATACTCTGAATTGATATTTATATAAAAATATCACTTCATGAATACAATAATCGCCGAACCATACAGAAGTCAACTATACACAAAAGTTAGACACGTATTAGGAGCTCCAATTCGTTCTATTGAATTGGAAGATGAACAAATGGACTCAATCTTAGAATTTTCTATTGGGGATTACGCCCAATACGTTCAAGATTGGTTAATTGAGTCACAATGGACTTCATTAAATAACTTAAATTTAGATACACAATCTTTATCAAGAGCTTTCGTTACTAAAAGTTTAGATTTTGAAAATAGATATGCCCAAGCATATTCTAAAATAGTTGGTTTACAATCATCCCCACTTGGAGATTGGGTTCTTAAAAAAGATTATATCACGTTAGTCCCAAACCAACAAATTTATGAAATTCCAGCAGGTCGTGAAATTAATGAATTATTATGGTTTACACCATCTGAATTAACAAATGTATTATTTGACCCATGGAGTTTTGGGGCGTTAGGTGGTTATGGTATGGGTGGACCGGCAGGTTATTCACAAATGGGTTATACTGGTTCATACTTTATGATGCCAGCATTTGATATGTTACTAAGATTACAAGAAATTAATATTCAAAGAAGAATTATTGCCGGTGATTTAACTTATAGAATTACAGGTTTACCTAATGGTAAAAAAGCGATTCATTTGATGCAGACACCTGGCGGTAAATTTGACTTTGGTAATTCATCTTTAAGACACTCACAAGTTTGGTATTGGTATTATGATGTTGGCCCTGAAGATAGAGATGCTTGTTTGGCCGCCAACCCTGATATTATTAAACTACCTTCAGATGTCCCTATGAATTCAATTGCTTGGGCGGATTTAAATGAACCGGCACAACAATGGGTTAGAAGATATTTTGTTGCGGGATGTAAAGAAACACTAGCCAAAGTAAGAGGAAAATACTCAGGAAATTTAAAAACACCTGATTCTGAATTAACAATGGATTACGCTTCATTGGCGACTGAAGGTAAAGACGAAAAATTAAAATTAATTGAAGAGTTAATTGGTGCCGATGGCAGATTAACAAGGTTACGTCCTGAAAAAATAATGGAACGAGAAGCATTACTTGCTGAAAACTTAAACAAACAAATGAAGTTTAGAGCGTTCCCAAGAAATATGTATGTTATTTAATTTATGAGCGTTCAAAAATCAATTCCGATGAGAAGAGTTATCGGAAACCAAGTATTAACAACTTCTGAAGTATGTATGATTTCAGATGAAAAATATACAACAGAAGGTGAGAGTGTTGTGATTACAAAAGAATTGGATGAAATTGAAATTATTTTAAACCATAACAATACTGACCACGTAATAGTAAAAGCACTTACAAAAACAAAAATCAAACCCATTGAGGGTTTGATTGATGAAGAGTTTAATGAAATTAATATTGAAAAAGGTGCTTGTGTTGAACTATATTACGCATTTGGTAGTTGGTATATAGTTTCATCAGACGGGTTGAAACAGTCTTAAACCATTTCTTCCCATCCTTCTTCAGCTAATTCGTAAATATATTCAGGGTCAATTCCTCGTTTACCCCAATACACCATTTCTTGGTCTGTTATTGTTAACAAATCTTCAATACTATCTTGGTCGGCAGGTTCAAAAGGAACGCCATTAATTAGTTTACATTGTTCTTTGGTAAATAAACCTCTGTCTTTAGGGTCAGTTACAATTAGATTATTTCTAACCTCTTCATTAAACACAATTAATAATGGTTCAATTCTTTTGTTAAAGGTAACAATTGCTCTTGCTACGTTGTATTCACCTGTCATATCAGGGTTTGATTCCAATTCAGATGGGTCAAGACGATAACAATTAAGTTGAACTACTGAACCGACTATATCTGAAAATGCTATTTGATATGCGCGGTCTGTTGAAATTCCTGTATTCGCTTCCTTATTTGTCGCATCACTACGAACCCAGTTATCCTCACCCCAAGATTGTTCCCATCCATTTTTTTGTAAAAATTTTACCTTTTCTTTTCTATCTTCATTGGTTTTGAAAAACATATCTAATTGTTCTTGAGACCATCCTTTTTTAGGTTTATTAACCTTTTGAACATCTCCGTGTGATGCTTTAACACCGTTGTTAACATAAAATATTACATCACCTAAACTAACTGCAATTCCATCTCTCATCGCTAATTCCATATGAGCCATACGAGACATTTCATTTCCCGCCTTGGTTTTTTCTTTTGAACGTTTGTTATAATCGTCAATAGATAGTTTTACTTTCGCTCTTTGAGCAATCTTCATTAATGGAATTTGTTGGTTAAAGATTACTTCTAAGTACTCATAATACCACTCAACAAATGCTTGTCCATTACCTTCAAGTAACATCTTAATTCCTTTATCCAAAAAGTCCTCAATATAAAGTGGAAGTTTTTTACTCTTGATTGAGTTACCTGTAAGTTTAATCTTACCATTATGTTCCATTGTTGCGTAGTTCTTACGAGCAATGTTCATACAGGATTTCCATGTTCCATCACAATCAAGACCCATCGCACCTTTCATAAACATATCGTTAAACTCGGCAACATCTGCATCATAACCTTTGTATTCCTTACCTTCTTTAACAAGCCAATTCTTACCCTTACCAATGTATCTTCTATCTTCTACACCACCTTCAGGTAATGAGAAGTTCATACCATCCGTATCACATACAAGTGGTGTATAACCTCGTTTCATAAAGAAACGTAACATCTGACGAAGGTATTGTCGTCCTGTACAGGTAATCTGTTCACCCATATACATATCACCCCAGTGATATACTTGTGGAGCGGATAATGCTCCGAACATTGAGTTAATGAAAATCTTAATCGGCAATTGTTTTCTGTCGTAAGATGTTGCTTGTTTTTTATCAATATCCTGATATTCCTTTGCCAAGTTTTTATACTTGATACGAGTATTACGGAAGTAATTTAACATACCCTTCATTGCTCCTGTAATATCACAGGTTGGGAATACATCGTGAACAAGTTGTATTGACGGATAAAGTGACGAGAAGTCAAGTTTCAATACGTCAGTTGAATAACCTACTTTAAGTAATCGTGATAAACCACCAACAAATTCTGTCTTTTCATTCTTAGCAGGAATGGCCAACATGTGTTTATAAGACCACGCTCTCATTTGGATTTCCCATAATGTTGCAGTTCCCATTGTAGAAACCCTTTCGTATGTTGTTGGGACCAAAGACGCAAGTAAGAACGAACCCTGATTAAATTCTTCGTCAACAGTTAAGGTTTCCTCCAAGTCATCGTCAAGATATCGTTCAACTAAATCATCTCCTGTTGTTTTAATATATATGTTTGAATGTTTAGAACACGCTTCGTCAATCTTTGGGTCAACACCTACTTTCTTGTATTTTCCGTTTTGAATGTTTAACCAAAACTCTTCTTTCTTTGCGTAGAACGGACCAATATCTGTGTGGTCAATATAAACACGGTCAGGTGCCTCAGCCTTAATATATTGGCTAATATATTTCAAACCCGCAGATTTGATAGATGAGTTAATTGCTTGAGCTCTTCTAACTGCGTGTAACGTATCAACGACGTTATAACCCCACATAGATGTTTGGTTAAATCGCTCAACCTCGTTTGCCAGTTTCAATAAACTTTCAGATTGTTTGATTGGGTTGATTGGGTTAAGAGTTTTAGCAATTTTTTTAATATCCAACTTTAAAGCTTTGGCTCTTTCAAATAACCAAAACCAGTCAAAGTTAAATCCGTTGTAAGACGCAATGATACTTGGTTTAAGTTCATCTATGGTATTAAAGAATTTGATAATACCTTCTCTTTCTTGTTCTTCAGTTGAACACTCAATTACTTGACTAAAACCTTTATTGGTTTTCATTCCTATCATAAAGATACGACCATCCTTTGGTTCTAATGCGGTCGTCTCCAAGTCAAATACAAACCTTGTAATACTATTGTAATCATCAAATCCTTTGAATAATCGTTTTTCTTTTGTAACCAAGAATTGTTCTACAGGAGGTAATATTAAAACTAAACCTTTGGTTGTTTCACCCCAAGGGTCAACGCCACCGTCTCTGAAAAACTGAATAAGTGAGCGATAACCGTTCAATGATTTAACCATAAAGGTTAAACCTTTTTCTAATCTTTCGTTACCATCGGTTCTTAATTTTTCAATAACAATTTTATGTTTTGTCATTGCCTCTTTCTGTAATGCTTTTGAGGATTTGTAGAAGTTTAACCCACGTAAATCACCTACCCAAGCAAATGGGATAAAGGTATCTTTCTTAATTTGTTTTCCGTGAATTGGGTGTTCGATAATTTTCCAAACACAATCTTTAACATAATCGTATTCGACACTGACGATATATTTTTCGTCATCATTTCCCTGAAGGAAATTTTCAATTTCTTCGTTTGATATCATAAAATTTAAAATGGTGTATTTGCTTCCGAAATTAAGGTCGGAATTTACCTTGTGTGGTAAGTTTAACCAATCAAAGATTATAAGTCAAATTTAAATTAAGGTAGTTTTTGAATTTGTATTTTGTTTTCTGCTGTGAATGTTCTGGCTGAGAATGTGTAAACACTTTCACCTGCGTAGTCTATAGTTTGACTTACACCATTACAATCAACATAATTTAAAGTTAAGTCAGGTGGTAATGTTTGACAATAAGTCGTCGCTTGGAAATTATAACAACTTGTAGATGAATAAGTTCCTAAATCAATTAAATCAAATCCATCAGGTGAAGCAGGTCCTGATATCCATCTTGGTGGGTAACTCGCATAAGACACAACTGTCATATAACCAATATCACTAAGAGAACCTAAAGTTTGACTAATATAATTACCATTTATATTTCTATACTGAATAACCATACTTGATACTGAACAATCACCATTCTTTTGATTACCAATCACATACATATTTAAAGGTTCTGCAGGTGATGGTGATGGAGTTAAACTAGTTGTAGGAGTTACCGTTGGTGTTTTAGTTACTGTTGGTGTGTTGGTTGGTGTTTTAGTTACGGTTGGAGTTTGTGTTACTGTTGGTGTATTTGTAGGGGTTTGACTTTGAGTCATTGTTGGTGTAACACTTGGAGTCACTGTTGGTGTTATCGTATTAGTTGGTGTGATACTAGGTGTTGGGGTCGGTGTTGCAAAAATTTCATTAGATGATACCGATAAAATAATAGGTGATAAACCTGATACTGAAATTGTTGATGTTCTATCTAATAAATTAAAATTCGCCGACGATAAATTAACGTAAGTTGTTGCGGAAGTAGTACCTGAATTTATAGTAATTCCCGATGTAATACTATAAAAACCTCCACCAATTATACCTAAAGATTGTTCAAATGATATATTTGTATTAACCCCGATGCTTTCATTTAAAGTTGCTTCGTAATTAACAACAATAGACCCAGGATTTATATATGAATTTAATTCAACTGTAGGAATAATAAATTCACTATCTAAACAAGATGGTATTTGAGATGCTCCATATATTGGGTTCCCTGTATTATTAATAAAAGTAATGTTATACGGATATGTTGTATCAACAGAATAAACATTACCAGTACCTGTACCAACATAAATATTACCTGAATCTTCAAATATACCCCAAGGTCCACCACTTACAGTACCATTAAGGGATATGGTTAATTCTAAATTACCTGTTAAATAATCGTACTGTAATAAGTATATGTTAGTAATTTGAGAAGTTGTTACTAAAAGTTTATTAGTTGTTGTTAATAAAATATCACCAGCTACACTATGACCTGCAGGTAAATCAAACTTATACGTTGGGACAGGTGTGTTTGTTGTAATGTCCATTTCATAAATTGATTGTGGAGGGTTAGTATTTGTAACAATAAGTGTTGTATTATTAATAACCCCTAATCCTACACCTATTGTGAATGGGAAATTTAAATCTCTATTATAAGTTGCGGTAAATGGATTTAAAGTAATATTCCATTCTCTAACTGAGGTATAACTTGTTGTCCATAATTTATTTTGAGTGTGACCAATATCTCCATTATAAATTGTAAATGGTATTGGTAGTAATGTACTAGTATTGGTACTAACGTTATAACTATAAATGTCATTAATATCATCAACATAAATTACCGAACATAACGGAACAACTAACGCTCCCGTACTTTGAGTTACCGTTGGGGTTGGGGTTATTGTTGGTGTCGGTGTTTTAGTTGACGTTACAGTTGGTGTTGGGGTAATTGTATTTGTAGGTGTTATGGTTGGTGTTATAGTCGGTGTTGGAGTTGGGGTTGGTTCACTAGGAATAAAACAAGTTAAAATTAAAGTTTGGTCATCCTCAATTAAATGTAAATAAAAGTTATTATAACAACAATTAGGTATTGTAGTATTGTTAACTGTAAATGGAAATGTCTGACCTGATGTAATCAAATATCTTGGATTTGATTCTGAAACTTCATAATATAAGTTAAATGTTCTATCAGCAAAAGTAGTTGAGGTAACTGTAAGATTATTACCTGAAACTAATAAACAAATATCGTTAATCAATCCGTCAGAACAATCTGGACATCCGTAGTCAAAAAGTAAAAACGGACTTTTTAAAATATCAAAATTATGTATAACTTCAGGATAAGTTAATGGTTCAGTATACATTCTAAATTGAGAAATTGCTCCATCAAACGTCCCACCAAAAGTTGGTTCTAATAATATATTGGTTGTTAAACCTGATAATGAAGTTCCTGACAATGTTTGATTTGGCATAACCTCAGGGTCTTGCATGTATGTCAATCCTGTTAAGGTTGTTGGACATCCTGTGAAAGTTAAACTTTCTCTTAAACCTTGTGTTCCACCACCCCATGAAATATTAAACGGAACACCTAATTGTTTTTCTTTTTCAGTATTTAAAGCTCTCGGAATAACTTCTTCAAATCCATTTATAACATAAAATAATCTTCCGTTAATATAAATTTTTAAAACCCCTAACCTATCTTCTCTTTCAATTAACCATCTTTCATTTAGGTTAACTATTTCGACTTGTTCCGCAGGTGGTGAGCCTTCGTGTGTGATTGGTGGTTGAATAAGTAAAATACTGTTGTTTGATAAACTATCAACATATTCTGTTTCACTAATCAATCCTAAACCGCCTCGATAATATAAATCACAAGTATCAAAATAGGTACTTCTTTCCCACACACAATCCACTAAAATCCAATGTTCTTTTGTTGTATAATCAGAATTTAAATTTTCACAATAATCAAAAATTTGATTAGATGAACAATATTCAGTTATCGTATAACCTGTTTGATATGTAATTCCCGTTGTTGGACAAGTACCCGTAGTAACACATCCACCTGTAAATGTCAAAACTTTAACACAAACTTTTGGGTTTTTAGGGTCACCAGATAATCTCAATGAAAATGAATTTGACATTGAATCGTATAAAGGGTCTTTGTCACTATTTGGGACTTCGGTGGTTGCGTTACACCCACAGTTACAATCGGTATTATGTTGTGGGGTATAAACTAATGGTTCATAAACTTCAACACATCTTGAATTGGTTATACCTGTATTCGAACAAGCACAAGTTTCTAAACACCCTTCTAAAACACTAGTAACTCTTGTATAACCACTATCTGAAGCAGGTGAACCTGAAGCGTGATGGTAAAATTTATTTTCAGCTCTTGCTCCAAAGTAGAAAAAAGTATTTTCATTTTCAGGATATGTTAAATTTAAAGTTGTTTGAGATGATGTCGGAGCAAATTCATCAACATATCTTGGTCTAATTAACATCTCAACAGTCCATCCTTCGTTTGTTCTACTTGGAAATGTTTCGTAGTCATATCCAAACAATCTAAAGAAACCTTGATAAAATCCTCCATACAATTGATTGTAATATGTAATGGTATAACCTGATTCTGAAACCATGTTATACAAAGTTTGTTTTGTATTTCCTGAAAATCTTTCATTTGGTGGATTAGTATATCCAGTTACCTGAAATAATTTTGTTCTTCTATCAAAATGATATCTATCCCATTTACTTGACCCAGTAAATAGACCCATCGTATAATTAATTGTTTCACCAGTCATTTGTGGTACTAAACCATTATCTATACCTGTTAATCCAATATCGCATAATGTAGATGCAGTTAAACAATTTAAATCTTCATTTAGTGGATTGTAGTAATTTAATGATACTAAAGTATTACCTGATAAAAAATCACCATAGTTAATTGTTAGTTCTTGTGATGATAAAGGATTATTTAAATCAAAATAAATAGGTAATCTATTACCATCATTATAACCAATAAGATTAGTTGAAAATACAACTTCTTCGTTATAATCTTTTTCATCTGATGCTAAACAAATGTCAAAAATTTTTGGGACAGGTTTAACATACCACTTTTTAAAATTGAATTGATTTATATTCTGTTGAGCCATTCTATTGATAAATAGTTAAATCCAAGTATTTATATGTAAAATACCAAATGGAATTTAATAAAGAATATTTTTCATCACCTTATTACTTCTTTATCAAAGAGGGTAAAGATACTATTTCCGTTTATTTTAGCGTTAGTAATACTTTAACTGAGGCTAGAAAAAAAGATGAAATTGTAAAATTTGATAAAAAAAATAGAAAAGAAGTAGAAAAAACAATTTCAAAAATTCAAAAAGAAAAAAAATTAAAAAATAATTCTGACGTTAAAAAAACTTTAACAAAAAAGAAAGATGAACTTGGGGAATTAGTTGATTATGACGGAAGTTTTTTAAGTTCTAAAATTAGAATACATAATCCATATCTTTCACCAAAAAGTACTATGGACCAAGAGGTGGTTGCAACAAGACAAACAAATAATCCTGTCACTCGTGGCTATCGTGTTTATTGGGGTGAGGGTCAGGAAGAAACTGATGAGGTAATTAACGAAACTGATTTTTCTGATGCTTTTGGATATGAAGAAACAAAAGATAAAAATGGTCCTGAAACTTTCAAAACATTTGTTAAAGAATTAGGATTAGATAAAGATGAAGCGGCAGAAAGAACAAGACAACAAGGTAAAGAACCCGACCCAAAAAAACACAAACAAAAATTAGATAGAGTTCCAAAAAAAATTAAAAAACAAAAAGGTTTTATTGACAGAATGACCATTTCAGAAAAAGAAAATTTGGAAGAAGAAAAGAAAGCCATGATGAAAAAAATGGTTGAGGATATTGTTCTTAAGAAAAAATCAGGTGATAAAGAAGTGTCTAAAAAAACAGGTTTAAGTAAAATTTTAATGAAAAATTTAGAAAATATAAAAAAATTGGCGGACAAAGAAGGTATTGAAATAAATGACTTGATTAAAATACTGAAGAAATGAATAGTGAAATGTATGGAAATCAATACGAAGTTCCACACAACGTATTAACGTCTTTAGAGAATTTTAAAGACGAAAGAACTATTCATAATATTTTTACAAATGGTTATTTAACATATCAAAATATGAAAAAAATACTTCACGATATTGATAATGGTAAATTTGGTGATAAAGATTTAGGTGCTTTGAAATCATTTATAACACAAAATTTAGGTTCAGATAGAGGAAGTATTCGTAGACAAAAAAGAGATGCTAGTGATTCAGGTATGCAAAACCAATATTTATCATCACACTCAAAAAATGACCCAAGAAATATAACAGATAAACCACACTCAAAATTATACGAAAATTATAATCAAGAAGTTGTTGACAGTTTAAAAAGAATAAACGAAATAATGAAAAAATTATAAAACTATGGCCACAAATGACCCAATAAGTTTAGAACAACCGTCTAATAATTTATCAACAATTGCTGATAAAATTAGAAAAGATTTATTAGTTAGAAATGACTATAAACCTGAAAAAAACGAATATGGAGTTACAAATCCTGACGCAATTGCTGATGGTGATGATAAAGGGAAAGGAACGGGTATTTTCTTAGATGTCGCAAATGGAGGCTCAAGACAAGACCAAATCGAAAGAAAAGACGATATTAAAATTAATAAATTTAACTCAAGTAAACCATATCAGTTTCCATCTGCAGAATGAAGCTTTACAACGTAATAAAACAACTTATTTTTGAAGCAAGTAGCGATGAAATAACCAATGCTATTAAAAATAGAAATTTGGTTACAATTTACTACAATGGTAATGATAATGGAGGTAAGGGACTTCGTGTTATAGAACCTTTTTGTTACGGAACATCAAAAAGAGGTAATAGAGTAATAAGAGCTTGGGAAAGAGAAGGTGCTTCTCATACCGCACAAATTGGGGACCAACCGTTACCGGGATGGAGATTATTTAGGGTTGATAGAATTGGTAACTTTTCAGTTGACCCAAGAGATAAATTTGATATAATAAGACCAAATTATAATCCTGACGATAAAGGAATGGTAGGATTAAAAGTTTGTACAAAATTTGAATTAGAAAACAATGGATAGTTTAATGCAAAAATTAATGGTGTCTAAACAGATAATGGATAGACATAATGATATGGATAGAGGTGTTACACCTAAAAAATCAACGCCACAAAGTTTGGTTAGAGAATTTGATGAAACTCCAATTCCATCAACTTATAATATACCACAAGAATTTTTAACACCATCACCACAATCTCAAAAATCTGCACCAGTAATAACCGAAGATAGGATAAAAAATTCTAAGTTACCTGATGCAATTAAAAAATTAATGATGGAACACCCAATACAACAACAACAACAATATCAACCAACATTATCTAATGATATAATTGAAAAAGCATCAAGACTTATGGGTAACCATAAAGAAACTGTTACGGAAAACACAACACAACATCAACCATCAAATGTTGGTGTTGGATTAAGCGCAAATGACATAAGAAAAATTGTTAGAGAAACCGTTGAAGAGGTGTTAAGTGAAAACGGATTAATGGTTGAGTCAACTCAAAAATCTAGTGAAACAATGACAATTAAAGTAGGTAAACATATATTTGAAGGAAAAATATCTAAAGTTAAAAAAGTCCAATAAAAAAACTTAAAGAAATATAGAAGTCCCTTATGGGACTTTTTTTTTATTATTATTGAAATATCTTTTCTTTTTGTTTATCATTTAACTTATGAAAGAAAAGATAAAAGTTTTAGTAGTTCCATCTGACACTACGGGAGTTGGTAGATTTAGGTCTATAACGCCTCACACACATTTACAAACTCTATATGGTGAAGATTTTCACATTGATATTGAATTTAACCCTGATTTAAACAATTTAAATTATTTTAAAGATTATCAAATTGTACACTACCATCGTTCTCTTGGTCAGGATATGGATAGGTCGGTACAAATAGTACCAATTCTTAACTCTTTAGGTATCATCACAGTTTGTGACTTAGACGACTATTGGTTACCAGGTAAGGAACATCCTCTACATCAATTAATCATACAAGAAAAAATACATGAAAAAATTGTTGCGAATTTAAAAGTTGCAAAATATGTAACAACAACCACTGAATTATTCGCAGATGAAATAAAAAAACATAATAAAAATGTTGTAATTTTCCCTAACGCAATTGACCCAAAAGAGGCTCAATTCAATGAACCAACGGAAGAATCAGATTTGGTAAGAGTTGGTTGGTTAGGAGGTTCGTCTCACTTACATGATTTAATGCTTCTTGAGGGTATGGTTCCAAAACTTTTAGATATACAGAAAAATCTTCAATTTGTTGTTTGTGGTTTTGATACACGTGGTATGATGACAGAAATTAATCAACAAACAGGTGAACAAACAAGAAGACCAATTAAACCTCACGAAACAGTATGGTATGATTATGAAAAGATTTTTACAAACAATTATTCAATTGTTACACCTGAATATAAAAAACATTTAGAATTATTTGTTCAGACACCTTATGAAAATGAAGAAAATCAACCATACAGAAGAGTTTGGACAAAACCTGTCACATCTTACGCTCGTAATTATTCAAAGTTTGATATATCTTTGGCCCCAATCAAACAACATATGTTTAACAAAGTAAAATCACAACTTAAGGTTATTGAGGCGGGTTTTTATAAGAAAGCATTAATTGCGAGTAACTACGGTCCGTACACTATTGATTTAAAACACTCAATGAAAAATGGTGAATTTACTGATGGGAACGCGTTATTAGTGGATGACGCAAGAAATCATAGTGATTGGGCGAAATACATTAAGAAATTAGTTCAAAACCCAAATATGAGAATTGATATGGGTGAAAGATTATATGAACACGTTTCACAAAGATATAGTTTAGATGTGGTAACAAAAACAAGAGCAGAATTTTATAAATCAATTGTATGATAAAACACCCATTACACAAAATTTTATTTATTGACATTGAGACTGTTGGGGTTTCAAGTAACTATGAAAATTTTAAAAAGGATTATCCCGAACTTCATTTCCAATTTGTTAATTATTTAGATTGGTTTCAAAAAAGGTTCCCTGAAGACGCTGAAAAAACCTTAGACGAAATTTTTGTCAATCGTGCGGCTTTAGTTCCTGAGTTTTCAAAGATTGTTTGTGTTTCAGTAGGATTTCTTGACCCAAAAGGTGATATCAAAAAACAAAGTTTTTTTAACTCAGATGAAAAGGTATTACTTACAGATGTTAACACATTATTAAATCGAGTTGATAAATTAGGTTTTATCCTTTGTGGACACAATCTTAAGAACTTTGATATCCCTGTATTGGCTAAAAGAATGTTGGTTAATGGTATTTTACCATCGTCTATCCTTCCATCTTATGATACTAAACCGTGGGAAATTAAGGCAATTGATACAAAAGAAATTTGGCAATATGGACAATTTGGAGCAATAAGTTCATTAGAACTAATGTGTGTATCACTTGGTATTGAGACTTCTAAAAATATGGAAGTAACAGGTAATAAAGTTCACAACGCATTTTGGAATGAAAACAAATACCAAGAAATTCAAGATTATTGTGAAAAAGATGTTGAGGTATTAATTAAAGTTTTAATAAAATTAACAAACTTATGAACCAAGAACAATTTAATCTAAAATTAGATGAACTTTCAAAAATGTTAAAAACAATGGATGATGAAAGTGAACAAAATTTAAATTTAGAAATGGGTGAGATTGAAGGTGATTTTGAAAAAATATTTGATGGTAAAATAACTATAAAATATAAATCAAATAATAAAAAAGAATTAAAATATAATTACCAATCTGACAGTGGATTTGATTTATATTCAAACGAAGAAATTATTATACCTCCGTTTGGAAGAGCTTTAGTCCCTACCGGTGTTTATTTTGATTTACCACAAGATTTTGAAATTCAGGTAAGGTCAAAAAGTGGGCTAGCTATTAATCAAGGTTTAATGGTGTTGAATTCACCTGGCACCGTAGATGAAGGATACACAGGGGAGATTAAAGTGATTGTATTTAATACAAATCAATCAGAATTTAAGATTGAAAATGGTATGAAAGTTGCCCAAGCAGTTGTTTCAAGATGTGTAACTGGTAGATGGGTTAACTTAGTTCAAGTTGATAAAATTGAAGATAAAGACAGAGGTAATAAAGGTTTCGGTAGTACAGGGATATAATGTTAGAAAAGTATTTTGATAAAATTTATTGTATTAATCTTGACAGAAGAACTGATAGATGGGATTTTTTTAAAAAACAGTGTGAAAAATATTCATTAAAATCAATTGAACGAATAAGTGCTGTTGATGGTAATTTGATTAATCAAGATGATTACCCTTCTAAGTTTTTAAAAGGTGAAATAGGTGTTTTGTTAACTTCCATTAACATTTTTGAAAATGCTATTAAAAATGGGTATGAAACCATTCTTTTAATTGAGGATGATTGTTTATTGGACGATAATTTTTTTAAATTAGATGAATATTTTAATCATCTTCCTGATGATTGGGTTATGTTATATTTTGGAGCAAACCATAATACTCATGGGGGGTGGGAAGCTCCTGAAAAGATTAATGAAATGATTTTAAAATTAAGTCATAGTTACTCCGCACATATGATAGGATTTAAAAAAATCATTTTTAATGAAATTTTAACAAATCTAAAATCTTTTACAGACCAAAGTGATGTTGTATATTCTAAATTACAAAAAAAATACCCATCTTACTGTTTTACACCAACGTTAGCAACACAGCTTGTTGGTTTTTCAGATATACAAAATAAAGAAGTAGATTATAATTGGTTAATAAAATGATTACAATAGGATATAGTACACGAAATTCTAATCCTGAATTTCAAGAATATTTAAAAAAATCTTCGGGTCACCCCAAAGTTCAAATAATTGAGAAAGTTAATAACGGAGAAAAAAATCTTTCTCAAGTTTATAACGAAATTATATCTGAATCTAATTTTGATATAATTGTCTTATGCCATGACGACATTTATTTTGACACGTCAAATTGGGCTCAAAAATTAGTAAAACAATTTGATAGGAATTCCGATTACGGAATTTTAGGTATGGCTGGGACAACTGAAATGCCAAAAAGTGGAATGTGGTGGGAAGATAGGTCAAAGATGTATGGTATAGTAAATCATGAATCTGAGGGTAAAAAATGGGAATCAAAATATTCTGATTCATTAGGAAATGATATTAAAGAAGTAGTTGTTGTTGATGGTGTCTTTATGGCAGTTAACAAACAAAAAATTAAATCCGATTTTGATGAAACAGTCAGTGGATTTCACATGTATGATGTTAATTTTTGTTTTAAAAATTTTTTAGAAAATGTTAAAATTGGTGTTTTAACTAATATTAGATTAACACATAAATCTATCGGAATGACAAATGAAAAGTGGGAAGAAAATAGAAATTTGTTTGTTGAAAAATACTCTGAGTTTTTACCTAAAAAAGTAAAATTTACTGAAGATAGTAAATTAAATGTATTAATATCATGTTTGTTTTTTCAAAAATTTACAGGTTCTGAAATGTATGTATTTGAACTCGCAAAAAATTTAATAAAACAAAACTGTGACGTTACAATTGTTGCGTCTGAGACTAATGGTCCATTAGTGTTAATGGCAACTAAATTAGGGATTAAAGTTAAAAATATAAGAGAAACACCTGGATACAAATTAGGTGATGGTAAATGGGTTGTAATGACACCCGAAGGACCTAAACCATCAACACCAAATAATTATTATAAAATTTCAGAGACACACTTTGATATTATTCATTGTCAACATAAACCTATTGTTGATGTAATGAATATGTTATATCCAAATGTCAATAAAATATCTACAATACATTCTGAAGTAATTGAATTAGAAAATCCCGTTGTTCATCAGTCAATTAAAAAATACATAGCTATTAGACCTGAAATTAAAGAACACATTATTTCTAATTTTAATATACCTGAAAACATGGTTGATGTTATCTATAATCCGATAGATGAAACTAAATTTTTTAATAAAAATTTAAATTCTGAAAACTACGTTTTGTTTGTTGGTTCGATAGATTATCTAAGAGAAAAAACTATTCGAGACTTAGTCGAATACACTAAAGAAAACAATAAAGAATTATGGTTAGTTGGTGAAAACAAATCAAATTTTCTTTCAGATATAACTAAAAATACTCACGTAAAATTTCACGGAGCCACATTAGATGTGGACAAATATATTCATAAATGTTCAGAAACCGCTGGAATCCTTTTAGGTAGAACCACTATTGAGGGGTGGATGTGTGGTAAACCAGGGTGGATATATAATGTGGATAATATGGGAAACATACTTAATAAAGAATTATTTAATATTCCTCAAGATATTGATAAATTTAAATCGTCAAATGTCTCTAAAGAAATAAAAAATAAAATACTTGGGGTTTTAAATAGTTAAAATATGATAACAATAATTAGTTGTTTTTGGAATCCTGGAGAATACATTAAAAATTGTATTAATTCAATTAAAAATCAAACGTATAAAAACTTTAAAGTATTTTTAATTGATGATATGTCAACGGATAATACTGTTCAAATTATTACAGATTTAATTAAAGATGATAATAGATTTACATTAATTAAAAATTCTGAAAAAAAATTTAAACTTAAAAATATGGATGAATTAATAATGGATGAATCATTAATTAATGATGAGGACATTATTGTTGAGTTGGATGGTGATGATTGGTTTTTTGATGACTCAGTATTAATGACAATTAATGAGAAATATACAAATAATAAAAAGTTATGGTTAACTAATGGAAGTTTTGTATATTCAAACGGTCAGTTTGGATTTTCATCTAAAGTTAATTATAAAACAGTTAGACAAGACATTTTCACATTCTCACATTTAAGAACGTGGAAAGCCCATTTATGGAGAAGTATTGATGAAGAGTCTTTTTTAGATGAAAATCAAGAGTATTTTAAATCCGCACCTGATGTTGCGTATAGTTTACCTATGGTAGAAATGGCCGGAAATAATCATTATGAATTTATACCAAAATTGTTATTAGTTTACAATGCTGAAAGTCCATATAATGAACACAAACCAGGAAGTGCGGGTGGCGGTGTAAATTATCAATTAATGAACGCACAAACTATTAGAAATAAAAAATCTTATAAACCGTTATGAAAATTAAATTATTTTTTCCAAAATGGCATTTTCCAAATAATATCGGAGACTCTGTAAATGCAACATTTATACCTAAAGTCTTAAAAAAAGTATATCCAAACTCAGAAATTGAAGTAATAACATATGGGTTTTTATTGGATGTTTTTAAAAATGACCCAAATGTTAAATTGGTAAGACAACCAAATAATGGAGAGTTATATATTGATTTTAAGTCTTATGCATTTTCAGAAACACAAAGTCCTGAAGTAAAAATAGTTTACCCTGAATGGCATCCAAAAGTATTTGAATTTTGGGGAAAAAATCATGATTTTTTAGTAAATCACAAAACGGCTAATTTAATTACTGTTAATTTTTTGCTACAACTTAAACTTGAGCATTTATTGTTTGATGAAAAATATGATTTTAGAGAAGATTTTTATTATGATAATAAGCATGAAAAAATATCAAATGTTATTAATGTTGGTATTGTACCCTCAACAAAATTAGCGGGAAGGCCAACACCACATCCTGGGTGTAATGGGATTGGATTAAGATTTAATGGACCCAATGGTATTGAATCATGGTCAAAATTTGTTAAAAATTTAAAAAGTTTAAATCCAAATATTGTAATACATGAATTCTCTTTTGAAAATTTTGGTTTAGGAGATATACACTACCCTCATACTGATAATATATTTGAATTAGTTGACCAAATTGATAAAATGGATATTGGTGTTATGAGTGATGGTGGCTTACATCACATTTTTAACGCAAGGAACAAACCTGTTGTATTATTTCAAGCAACAAAAGTTAATAAATGTGAATTTTTTATGTTAGAAAATACTTATTTTCCTGAACATCTACATTTAGATTGTAGAAAAAGTTGTAGGTCATATTTCAGTGAAACTTTACAAACAAAAGATTCTTCATTAACTTGTAATTTAGAATGTGAAAATTTAAATCCGATACTATTATCAGATTATACAAATAAAATTATTGAGACAAATATTAAATGAAAAAAAATGTAATCCTAACTTTAGGAATTGGTTCTTATAAAGATTTATTTACCATACCTGTTATAAAAAAATACGCCGAAAAATGTGATGCTGATTTTATACTCTTAACACATAATGTAATTAATTATGCTAATTTTTATTTTGAAAAATTTTTCTTTATAGATTTATTAGACAGATATGAAAGAGTATTATATATGGATGCTGATGTTTTAATTACACCCCACGCTAAAAATGTTTTTGAAGAATATCCCGATATCAATAAATTCTACGCATTTCATGAAAATGATAATACAAAAGATATGGATAGAGATTATATTATAAATCAATTATTGGATGATTTCCCTGAATGGCCCCTTGGTGAAAATGGTAAAAGGATTTACTTTAACGCTGGAATATTTTTAGTTTCAAAACCTCAACAATATATTTTCAAAAACTTTAAACAAATACCTAATTTACCTGGTATATTAGAATTCGGTGACCAAACTTATATGAATTACCTCATATCTAAAAATAAAATACCTTTCCATTCGTTTGACTACACATTTAACCGAATGCATTTAGGAAATAAAGACGAAAATAATGAACGTTTCAAAGCTAATTTTATACATTATGCAGGTCCTGATGTATATGGTAATGGAAATAAAAATGAAACAATGAAAAATGATTATATAAAACTTTATGGTGAATGATTATAGTATTATAACAATTGGGTATAAATCTTTAGAAAATATAAAAAATAGAGTAGACGAATCTTTTGATGGCCCAAATCCACCATCTGAATTTATATTAATTATTAATTATTACTCTGAAGTATCATGGGATATACTGGATTACGCTAAGAATGAAAAAAGAATAACTAGATTTTCATTTAATTCTCAAAATATTGGTTTTGCAAAGGGAATGAATCAAGGGTATCATATATCAAAATCTAAAAATTTAATAGTACTTAATGATGATTGTTCTATAAATCAGTCAACATTAACAGGTTTAGTTGACTTATTAAATCATGAAAATGTTGGTATTTCTTCAATACTAATTGGTAGATACCCTAATGATAATGTTGAAACACCTCAGGGGTTTATATTAGGTTTAGATAGAAATATGATTGATAATATTGGGGGGTATATTTACGACGAAATTGCATCTCCTCTTGGGTGTGAGAGAGAATTAACCTATAGAGCAAATTATCATGGATATAAATTAAAAACGGACTCAAATCTATATTTTAAACATGCTCATGATATATCATCAAATACAAGTACTTTGATTAACTATATGGGAGATTTAATGTCACCATTAGGTGAAAATGCATTCCAATATGAGACTCTAAAAAAGTTAGATGAAAAAATTAATTTATACAAAAAATAATAACATATGAATCAACTACTAATAAATTTTTTTGATAACACAATACCATTAAAGGATGATTATGTTAACATTTTTAAACCATGTAAAAATATTTCATATGTAAGACCGGCAAAATATGAATGGGATGGAATTACAGTATTTACTGATATGTTAATTTTAAATGAAAATCTTTTAAAATCAGTTAAGAGTAAATGGAAAATTGCTTGGTTACTTGAGCCTCCACAAATATTCCCTCACACATATCAAAACATAGTTAATTTTGAGGATTATTTTGATTTTATTTACACTTATGATGAACGATTATTAATTAGAGGTGAAAAATATAAAAAAATGTATTTTGGGTCTTGCTGGATAACTGAAGAATTTTGTAAAATCCATGAAAAAACTAAAATGGTTTCAATGGTAGCGTCTAACAAACGACTAACCGATGGACATAATTTTAGACATGAAATTATTTCAAAATTACACAATACCTATAATTTTGATTTGTGGGGAAGTGGGTATAATTATTTTGAACATACCGAAGAAAAAATTGCAGGTAGATTTAAAGATTATAGATATTCAATAGTTGTTGAAAATGGTAGATTAAATAATTATTTTACAGAAAAAATAATAGATTGTTTTGCAACAGGAACAATCCCTATCTATTGGGGAGACCCTAAAATTAAGGATATTTTTGATGAAAGAGGATTTTACACATTTAGTACCATTGAAGAACTTGAGGATATCTTAAGTAATAAAATATCAATTGAAGATTATAATTCTAAAATTGATTTTATCAAAAATAATTTTGAATTACATAAAAAATACGAATCTCCTGACAAATGGATGTATGAAAACTGTTATAAACAATTAAATTAAAATAAAATAAATAAAAAATGAAAGTTGAATTAGAAAAAGTTAAAGAAATTGATTTAACCTATGTTAAAAATTATTTCCCTAAAAAATACGAAAATCATAAAATAAATGAAATGAATTTAGGTATTGAGGGAGGAGAACATTATAAATTATTATCTTATTTATCAAATTTGTTTGAAAATGAAACAATTTTAGATTTAGGGACAAGAGATGGATTAAGTGCCCTTGTTTTAAGTAAAAATAATAAAAACAAAGTAATTACTTATGATTTATTATCTAAACCTAAAGAAATGTTAAATTTCGAACATCTTATTCCAAATTGTGAATTTAAACAAATGAATATTTTTGATGAAGATACTGAAATAATTAAATCATCAAAATTAATGTTTTTAGATTTAGACCCTCATGATGGAATCCAAGAAAAAAAATTTATTGAACTTTTAGAAAGTATAAACTATAAAGGTTTAATTGTATGTGACGATATTGAGTGGTTTGATGACATGAAAAAATGGTGGGATAATTTAGAACAAAAAAAATATAATGTAACTAAATTTGGTCATGGGTCAGGAACTGGAATAATTGATTTTTCAGGGGACCTTGAGGTAACAGGATTATGAAATGTTTGGTTCTAATTTCTAATTACGGAACATCACAGTTAAGTTTTTGCACAAATTTAATAAATAATCTACTCAAAATTGATAAGTATAATTTCGATATTAAGGTTTTTTCATCTGAAAATTTATCATTTAATGGATGCGAAAATTTTACAATAACAAAGTATTCAGGACATGATTTTTCATTATCAATATACGAATATCTTAAATCAATAGATTTGAATTTTTATTCACATGTTCTTTTAACTGAAAATGATTTATTTTTTACTGAAAAAAATTTTGAAACTTTTTTAAAATATGAAAAAAAAATAAATAACTCGTATCAGTCCATTGGGTTTTTAAGATTTGAAGTTAAAAACAATGATAAATTTTTAATTGACTGTGGTTATAATGAAAACAAAATTTCATTTACAAGTAAACAAGGAATAATTGAAATTACAGATGATTTAATGTTCAGAGGTGAAAATTGTCACCAGGGATGTTGGTTTTTAAAAACATCTCAAATACAAAATATATTAAATGAAATCTATATTGGTAACACCCTTGAGGATAAAGTATCTAATTATTATTTTTCCGAGATTTGGCCAGGCACACAAAATGGTATTAAAAAGTTAATTCCATTTTGTGATTTTGAAAATTTACTAATACATCATCAGCCTAATAAATACGTAAATATTTATCAAGACCTCCCTTTGGTTTCTAAATTATTATCCGAAAGAAATGAAAATTTTATTTGTAACTAACGCATCAGGTCCAGACTATATGTCTGACATGGTTTTTCATGGTGGTAAAACTACTGAAGGTATAGAAATGTATGAAAGCACAAAACTTTCTTACATGTATGATGATTTAACTAATAAGAATAATTTATATGGCCGAGGATTTACAATATATGGGAAAATAAACTCATCTTTATTTTTAGAAATGCCTTCAGATGTGTCGGAACTAATACAAAATAAATTTTTTGATAAAATCATATATGGTTCAATATGGAGATGTGACGACTATTTTAATATAGTATCAAAATCATACTCTAAAGAAGATATTATAATCATTGATGGAGAAGATGAAATGGATAGGATTAATTACAACTATTTAGGTGGTGGATTATATTTTAAAAGAGAATATCATAATAAAATTAATGGGGTTTATCCAATTAACTTTGGTGTTCCAAGTGAATTAGTTATAGATAAAATTGGGGATAAAAAAAAATTAATTTCGGATATTATACCAAATTCGAATAAAAATTATTCATTTAGTGATGAAAAAGATTATTACATCGAATATTCTAATTCTTGGTATGCTCACACTAAAAAAAAGGCCGGATGGGACTGTCTTAGACACTATGAAATAATGATGAATGGATGTATCCCATTATTTGAAGATTTAGAAAACTGTCCGATAAATACATTAGTTAATTTACCAAAAAAAAAAATTATTAATTTTTCTAAATATAAAGAACAAAATTTAGAACAAAATGATTTTATTTTAGATTATACAAAAAGAAATTTAACAACTAAAAATATAATACAAAACATTTTACAATGATTAATATTGTGCAAATAGGTGCAAATAAAGGAAATGATGATTTAACAGTCCTTATTGGAGAAACTCAACCAAATGTTTTACTATTAGTAGAACCAATGTCAATTCATAATGAAAACTTAAAAAGTTTTTATGGATGGGTTAATAACTTATTTGTTGAGAATGTCGTAATTGATGATGAAAGTAATTCTGAAATTACCTTTTATTACCATTTAGATGATGGACCAGGATATGAAGTCTCGTCATTAGACCCAAAACATATTTATGAAAGACATACTCACTTATCTGAGGATAGAATAACATCTATAAAAATAAAATCATTAAATATTAATGATTTATTTAAAAAATACAATTTAACCAACATTGATATATTATTTATAGACGCTGAAGGTCATGATGATAAAATTATAAAATCAATAAATTTTGATGATTTTAACATTAACAAAATTTATTTTGAAAATCTACATATTAAAAATATAGAAATTTATGATATATTAAAATCAAAAAATTACGATATTATAAAAAATGTTGGAACAAATGGTTGGTGTGATTTAGCAATAAAAATAAATTAAAATAAAAAAATGGAACATTATTATAAAACATTACCTGGAGAAAACTGGTTTAACTATGAAGAATTTTATCAATTTGTTATTAACCAATTACCTGAAAATTCTAAAATGATTGAAATTGGGAGTTGGTTAGGTAGAAGTATCTCATATTTTGCAGTTGAATGTAAAATACAAAGTAAAAATGTAGATTGTTACTGTGTTGATATATGGGAACCATATTCTGAAATTAATAATCATCCAATTTTTGAAAATGATGGCGCCTATACTACATTTTTATCAAATATTGATAGAGTTAAAGACATGATTACACCAATAAAAGGAAAATCTATTGTAGTATCTAAAGATTTTGAAGATTCGTATTTTGATTTTATTTTTATAGATGCCGCACATGATTACGATAGTGTTTATAACGATATAAAAAGTTGGCTTCCAAAATTAAAACCAAATAGTATAATTGGTGGTCATGATTATTATTATACAAACGAAGTTGCAATGGCAGTAAATGAAATTTTTGGAGAGTATAATGTTAAAGTAAATGGTCCCTGCTGGTACTATATTAAAAATTAAAATAATATATAATTTATTGACTAAAAAAATTAATTTTTTAAATTATTTCAATATATATCATTTTTAAAAAATTTAAATAATCATGTCAAAAACTACAATAAATTTATATAATCACTTCCATAATGGAGACGTATTATTTGCAAGAATGGTGACTAATTTATTAAAAAATAAATTTAACGTCAGATTCTACCATAATTTAACACCACCATTATTCCAAGATTGTTTAGACATTGAAGAGATTTCAGGTATTCCATCTGAATTTAAACATACCGACCATTTTTCAGAAAGTTTAAAATTTGACGCAATTAATACATGGATAGGACAAGGTAGTGTTAGTTATTTGAACAGAGTTAATGATGGGTGTTCTTTTGAAAACCATATGGAATTAGCTAAAGAAATTATTAGTAATTTTGATATACAGATTAGTAACATTGAAGAGCATTTACCAACTATAAATTATAGTAATTTACCAAATTTTGATTTAATTAATTCTAAAATAATTTTATATAAAGAAAAATTTAAAAAAATTGTTTTAATTTCTAATGGGGATGTTCACTCAGGTCAATCTCATAATTTCGATTTTTATCCATTAATAACCCAATTATCTTCTGAATTTCCTGACATATTATTTATATGTTCAAAATCAGTTAATTGTATTAATGATAATATGGTTAATGTTGATACAATAACTCAAGTATTACCTGATTTATTATATATTAGTCAAATCTCAACATTTTGTGATGTTATTATTGGGAGAGCATCAGGACCATATTGTTTCGCACAAGTAAAAGAAAATTTATTGGACGTTAACAAAACTTTTATCTCATTTAACTTTAATCCAAATGAGGGTAAATTTTATTCAAATTTAAAAGCAAATTTTATATGGTCAAATAATTTTGATTATGTAAATATGTTTGAAATAATAAAAAATAATTTAATTAATTAATATGGTTGGTCAGAGTATTGAAAATATAATTGAATCTAAAATTTTAGAGATTTTAAATAAAAATAAAAATGTTGAATTACCTGAGGATATCATAGAAACTGATAATATTGGCGAGGTCATTGAAAAATTAGCAATTTTACATTGTCGTATGTGGTATTTGGAAGATTCTATTAGTCAAGCAACTACCGATACCGAAATAGCGGATTTAAAACGAAAAATTGACATTTGTTTTAAAATTAAAAGACCAAAATATGTTGAAGCGGTTAATAGAATGATTGAAAATTCAGTAATAACTGGAAAATCTTTGATTGAAGACTCAGTTAAACATTATAAAGGTTTTGATGAATAATTTAATTATTGGTTCAACCTCACAGTTATCTAATTATTTTCCATTAAATTATAAAAGAATTTCTTCAAGGAATATTGATGTTAATTCAATTATTAATGATGGTTATGAAAATGTTTACATTTTATTTGCCGAACAACGAACATTTTTAAATGAAAATGATGATTTTTTTTTAAAAATTAATTTTTACTATACATTAGATTTAATTAATAAAATCAAAGATTACGTTAAACGAATTGTTATTTATTCAACGTCTGAATTATGGAATAATTATGAAGGTGAAGTTTCAATCGATTTGAAATTTAATTATAATTATACCCCATATATTAAATCAAAAGAAATTTTATGTAACTATATAAATGATAATAAAAAAGATTATCAAAATATTCATATTGTATACCCATTTAATTTCAATTCGATTTATAGAAAACAAGGATATCTTTTTAGTAAAATATTTGATTCTTTAATCAATAAAAATATTAACTATGTTGGAGATTTAAATTTTAGTCGTGATATAATTCACCCGTCCATTATAGTTAGAGAGTCAATAAACACTAATCAAGATATATTAGTTGGTTCTGGTGAATTAATTAATATTAAAGATTTTGTTAATGAGTTATTTCAACTACACAATGTAAATCCAAATGATTATATTAAACTAAATAATGAAAATAATTTACCAAATCATAGGAAAAATTATTTATCAAAAATAAAATATTCGGATTATACAGAACTATTAAATTTAACATATGATGATATCAGAAAAAATAAATTTGGTTAAAGACACTATTGATTTTAACGATATTAAAAAACTTATATCTTGGTTAGAAACCAATCCAAAACTTACTAAAGGTAATTTAACTGTCGAATTTGAAAAAAAATGGTCAGAATGGTTAGGAGTTAAGTATTCAGTTTTTGTAAATTCAGGGTCATCCGCAAACTTAGCGGCTGTTTACTCATTAATTTTATCAGGTAAGTTAAAAAACAAAAAAATTGTTGTACCCGCAGTATCTTGGGTAACTACCGTAACACCTGCCATACAATTAGGTATGGAACCAATAATGTGTGAATGTGATATGGATAATTTAGGTTTAGATATTAATCATTTAAAAGAGATTATTAAAAACGAAAGTCCTTCGGCAATAATTTTAGTACACGTGTTAGGATTCCCAAATCATATGGATGAAATTATCAAGTTATGTCAAGAAAATAATATTTTATTAATTGAGGATACTTGTGAATCTATTGGTTCTGAATATGAAAACAAAAAATTAGGGACTTTTGGAGATTTATCAACATTCTCATTTTATTTTGGACATCACATGTCAACCATAGAAGGTGGTATGGTATCAACTAATGATGAAGAATTATACCATATTCTTTTATCAATACGTTCACATGGATGGGATAGAGATTTACCTAAAGAAAAACAAGAATCATTAAGAAAAAAATATGAGGTAGATGATTTTAGGTCACTTTACACTTTTTATTATCCAGGATTTAATTTAAGGGCAACTGATTTACAAGCATTCATTGGGTTAGAACAACTAAAAAGAATTGATATAATAGTTAATAACCGTAATAAAAATTATATCAGATATAAAAATGAAATTGTTAATGATTATTGGAACATTACCCCACCAAAAAATTCTTTTATATCAAATTTTTCATTTCCAATTATAACTAAAAATATTAAATCTTTAACTAAAGCATTAATAGATAATAATATTGAGTGTCGTCCATTAATATGTGGTTCAATTAATGAACATCCATTTTGGTATGAACGATATGGTAAAAGTTCTTTACCTAATTCTAAAATGATACATGAATTTGGTATATATATCCCAAATAACCATCAAATGACTAGTGATGAAATAAGTAAAGTAATTAAAATAGTTAACGAAAATTTATGAAAAAAGCATTAATAACTGGAATAAATGGACAGGATGGTTCTTATTTATCGGAATTTTTACTGAATAAAGGTTATGAGGTACATGGAATTCTTAAAAGAAATTCAGTTGCAGAAAATCAAACCGCGAGACTTGATAGTGTGTATAATAAAATACAATTACATTACGGAGACTTGATTGATTTATCTTCATTAATTTCAGTTATTCAAAAAACACAACCTGATGAAATATATAATTTGGCAGCTCAGTCACACGTTAGAATTTCATTTGACCAACCAATTTATACATCTCAAGTAACTGGTATTGGAACTTTGAATCTCCTTGAAGCTGTTAAATTAATAAAACCTGATACAAAGATTTATCAGGCGTCTTCTTCAGAGATGTTTGGGAATTCAATTGATTCTGACGGATTTCAAAGAGAAACAACCCCAATGAACCCCGTGTCACCATATGGTTGTGCTAAAGTATTCAGTTATAATATTTGTCGTAACTATAGAAACTCATATGGTATGTTTATTTCTAATGGTATTTTATTTAACCATGAATCACCAAGAAGAGGAACAAACTTTGTAACTAATAAAGTATGTAAAGAAGCTGTTAAGATTAAATTAGGACTATCTAATGAATTAAAATTGGGTAATCTTGATGCTACACGGGATTGGGGTCATGCCAAAGATTATGTAAAAGCAATGTGGGAAATCCTACAATTAGAAAATCCTGATGATTTTGTTTGTTCAACAGGAATATCACATTCAGTTAGAGAACTTTGTGATTATGTATTTTCATCTTTAGGGTTAGATTATAAAGAATACGTTATCCAAGATGAAAAGTTCTTAAGACCTGAAGAATTACACGATTTAAAAGGAGATTCTTCCAAACTGATTAAATCAACGGGGTGGTCTCATGATTACACATTTGAGACAATGCTAGATGAAATGATTGACTACTGGATGGATTATTATACAATTAAATAATGACAAGAAAAAAAACAATTAGCAAAGACGGTCAGTATATTCCTACTGATGCTAAACCAAAAATGTCTAAAAAAGACCAAATTAGTGGGATGATTAAAAAGAGTAAAGATAAATTCTTAACTCAAAGTCAAAGAGAGTATTACGACAAATTAAAGAAAAATCAAATTACTATTTGTTCAGGTCCGGCGGGTGTAGGTAAAAGTTTTATAGCTATGAAAGCGGCAGTTGATTTAATTGCCGACCATACTTCACCTTATGAAAAAATTATCATAGTTAGACCGGCTGTTGAAGCTGAGGAAAAACTTGGTTCATTACCCGGTAATGTTGAAGAAAAATTGGACCCGTATATTTTCCCATCTTACTATCTATTAAATAAAATTATAGGTAAAGAAGCTAGAGAAAAATTAAAACAAATGGAGGTTATTGAAGTTTTTGCTTTGGCGTATATGAGAGGGATGAATATTGATAATTCTATTTTAATATTTGAAGAAGCACAAAACGCAACTCCAAAACAAATGAAATTGTTGTTAACTCGTATTGGAACAGATAGTAAATTTTTTATATCCGGTGACTTAGAACAAACTGACAGATATAAAGATAAAAAACATTCAGGTTTGTGGGACGCTATTGAGAAATTTAAAAATATTTCCGAAATTGGTGTTCATGAATTTGGAGATGAAGATGTTGTTAGAAACCCATTAATTACTGAAATCTTAAAAAGATATGAAGATAGGAATTGATGTTAATGGTGTTTTAAGAGATACCATAGGTAAATTTAAAACTACTTATGAAAAATTTTTAATAGAAAATAACTCAGAAAATTCTGAGTCTGAAAATCCGTTTGAATATAAAATTAATGAGCCAATTGATTCTTTAGATTTAATGAATCATTTTTCATTTCAATCAAAAGAAGAATTTTTTAGTTTTTTATACGAAGAATTCCCAATGGAGATTTTTGGTCATTCTCCATCAACTGAGTTGTTAAGTTTTAATTATCTAAATGATTTTTATTTAGATTTTAGAGATAAAAATGATATTGTTATAATTTCAGATGAGATTGGTAAAACAAAACCCGCAACTTTATTTTTCTTATCAAAGTTTGGGTGTTTAATCGAATCAATTTTATTCTACAATGACTCAAATAAGTCCAAAGTTTTAGGAGATTTTGATTTAATAGTTACTTCCAATCCTGATATTCTTATTAATTATAATAATTGTATTAAATTCAATACAATTTATAACGAAAAAATTAATTGTGATAAATCAATTAATTCTATCGAAGAACTAAAGTTAATTTTAAAAAATAAATTAAATGCTACCAATTCTTAACGAACACTATTATATTGATTTAGACTTAATTAATGACAGTGTAACCTATGACGCTAGTATTAGCGGAGATAGTGAACAACATATAAGTGTTGTAAAATATGAACTAATAAAAATTATGATAGATGTTGTTCTATCAGAAAGTGAAGAAACTGATGAAAAACTTGGTAATAAATCAAATTTATCAATACCATTTAAATTGGCGTTCAACACTTTATTAAATAATAAAATAATAAACAAATATTAAAATATGGAAGAAAGAGTTTTAAAAATTGAAAGTTCTATTGAAAATCTTAAAAATAAAAAATCAAAAATTTATTTTTTTGTTCAAGACACAAAAGGAAATGCTAACGCCTCGGTAAGATACATCTACCAAATGGCATTAACGTTAAAAGAAAACGGATATAATCCGATTATGTTACATGAAAAACCTGATTATTTTGGAGTTTCAGGATGGTTAGGTGAAAAATATTCAAATCTCCCTCACCAATCTGTTGAGGGTCAAAATTTGTCGATTTCACCTGAAGATTTTATTATAATCCCTGAAATTTTTGGTTATATTATGTCACAATTAACTAATTTACCTTGTACTAAAATTGTTTTATCACAAGCGTATGACCATATTTTTGAAACTTTACAACCAGGTCAAGTATGGAGTCAATTCGGTTTTACAAAATGTATCACAACTTCTGAAAATCAGAAAAAGTACATTTCAGATATTATGAGAAACTTTTCAATAGATATCTTAGAACCTGTTGTTTCACCTGTATTTACAAAATCTAAATTTCCAGCAAAACCAATAATTGCGGTTTCATCAAGAGAACAACGTGAAGCAATTAATTTAATTAAAACTTTTTATCAAAAATATCCTCAATTTAGATGGGTAACATTTAGAGATATGAGAGGAATTTCTGAAGAGGAATTTGCGAATACTTTAAAAGATTGTATGTTATCAGTTTGGATTGATAAAACAAGTTCTTTTGGGACGTTCCCATTAGAATCAATGAAGTCTAATGTTCCTGTTTTAGGAGTAGTTCCTAAAATGATTCCATCATGGTTAAATGAAGAGAATGGTATTTGGATTCAAGAAGAAATTAAGTTAGTTGATTTTGTTGCCGAATTTATACAAAATTGGTTAGAAGATAATATCTCTGAAAAATTATACGATAATGGTCAAGAAACATCATCTAAGTTTTCGGATTTTGAAAAATTTGAAAAGAATGTTATTGAATTATTTTCAAATTATTTCACTAAAAGAACTCAGGGATTTCAAGAAGAAATAAATAAACTACAATTAATTGAACAATAATATGAAAAAAGAATTTGAATTAAGTGTTATACTACCATTAAAAAGCTCAGTGGCTAGAGATTTTGACGAGTTTTTCAAAAAGAGTATTGAATCATTAACAATACAAGATATACTACCAACCGAACTTATAATTGTTCACTCTGAAGAAGAAAGTTTAATCAATTATTTAAATAATTTTGATTTTGGTAATTTAAAAGTTAATAAAATTAAATTTAATGGAAAACCTAATTTCTGTGAACAAGTTAACACAGGTATTAAAAACTCAAAAACTGAATGGAATACTATTTTAGAATTTGATGATGAGTTTTCTAAAATTTGGTTTAAAAATGTTAAAAAATATTCAGAAATTTATACTGATATAGACGTATTCATGCCAATTGTTGTTGATGTTGATAATAAATCTGTATTTGCAGGTTTTACAAATGAAGCAACATTTGCGGCTAATTTCTCCCAAGAAATGGGAACATTAACAAATGAAACATTATTAAATTACCAAAATTTTCAAACTTCAGGAATGGTATTTAAAAAACAAATTATTGAGGATTATGGAGGATTTAAACCAGGATTTAAACTAACATTTGTTTACGAGTTCTTATTAAGAATGACTTATAATTCAGTTAAATTCATGACAATTCCAAGAATTGGATATAAACACATGAATTTAAGAGAAGGTTCTATTTTTTGGGATTATAAAAATGGTGAAAATGTGTTAACAGAAAATGAAGTGAAGTTTTGGGTTAATACTGCAAAAAAAGAATATTTCTTTAGCCAAGACAGAAACATAAAATATACACCTGAAAATGTTTGATGATTTTAAGTGCAACGTCTGTCCAAGATTCTTTAACTAAGAAGAAAAAACCGACCACAGAAAATTATTTTGATATAAGAGAGGAAAATGCGGTTAGATTATTTCTAACCGCATCTACTTTTGAGGAAAAAAATAAAATTTATAATGAATTTTTAAGATTTCCTTTAGATAAGATGATATCCTCTATAATAAGAAGATATAAATTGTATAGAAAAGATATGAATTTTACTGAAATTCATACCGATACACATTCTTTTTTGATGACAAAAATTGACAAATTTAGTCCGTCAAAAGAAAAGAAAGCTTACTCATATTTTGGAACTATTTGTAAGAATTATCTTATGGGTCAAATATTAAAAGACCAAAAAGAAACAAATAGAAAAATTTCATACGAAGATATTTCAAGTGATTTAGAAAATAGACCTGAAATGATTTATTATTTAGAACTCGAACCTGTTCAAGAATATAATGTAATTCCTATATTAAAAGATTATATTAAAACAACAATAGAAGAAGGTGAGTTAAATGATAATGAATTAAAATTAGGTTTAGCGCTTATTGATATTTTAGACAATTACGAAACAATATTTCCAGCAACTGACAATAATAAATTTAATAAAAATG